TTAAAATTGTCTCAAGCGGTTACTAGCTATATCTACATACTCCTTTTGAATCTCAAACCCGATAAAATTTCTGTTTGCTTTAATACAAGCTATAGCAGTAGTTCCCGATCCCATACAGTTATCTAAAACAGTATCACCTTCATCTGTATATGTTCTAATCAAATACTCAAACAATGCCACTGGCTTTTGTGTAGGATGTAATCTCTTTTGGTCATGCTTAAATTGCAAAACAGACTTAGGATAACGAAAGCCACTATTATCAGGTTTCTTGTTTGGATCAAATTTACCATAATTGGTGGTATAACTCGAACGTCCAGCCTTGTAGGGCTTTCCTGAAGTAAACTGTGGATTATACACTGGTGATTTCTTGTAAAAAACAAGTATGTTTTCATGTTTTTTCAGTGGCATTCTGTTTGCATTCAAAAAACCAGTTGCAAACTCTTTTTCCCAAATCCATTCGTACCGTAACAGTTTTAAATTACTACACCCTAGCACCTTGTCAAATGGCGTTTGTGCAGTAAGAACTATTGCTCCATTATCTTTAATGATTCTTTCATAATGGCTCCACACTACTTTAAAAGGAAGAACGGTATCCCATTTATTTCTAGTAGTGCCGTAGGGGAGATCACAAAGAATCATATCTATGCTTTTATCTTTTATTAACCCCATGCCTTCTAAACAGTCCATATGATATATTTTATTAAGTTCCATTTACTCCTCCTGTTGTTCGATTTGTGCAATGAAATAGAGATGAGTAAAGAAAAACCTTGCTTTCATATCGGGCAAGGTTTTTTTCTGTTTGTATTCACTTATTTTCTTTGATTTTCCACTATGGAAATTTAACTACTTAAGCTCCTTCGCAATCCCATCGTTCATTTGCTTCACACAAGCTTCAATGAGAAGTCCTAGCTCGTCCTCAGTAATTTTGACTTTTTTCTCATTTAGTAACTTGGTAGCTTCAATTTTAGCTTGATTTAATTTGTCTGCTCCCTTGAGGTCTTTATAGCCTTGCTCAACGGCCTGCACTGCAAGATTTACCCATTCTTTATTAGCTTCTAGCTTGTGGATGATACCTTTTTCGCTAAGGTATCTAACAACATATCGTGTAACAATACCCGTGCATACGGTTAAAAAGCTTGCGATTACGCTAAATAGTTCCATATTTAAGTTTTCCATATATGATAAGTCTCCTTTGAGTGGTTAATGATTGAAGCGAGTTAGCTTCTCGTTTAATTCGGCGATTTCATGGGATAATTTATTATTTTCTATAGTGAGCTGGATGTTTGCTTGTTGAAGTTTACTGATTTCTGTTTTCAGTTCGTCAATCTGTTCTCTATGCTCATGTAATAATGATTTTAATTCTGAGATCAGATGGTGTTGGTCATTAGAGAGTTGCTCACGCTCACTAATTCTAAGGTCTTTTTTCGTTGTCAGCTTGGTTCCAAGATAGCCAAGGACTGCGCCGATCAGAGTAATGAGAGTAGTAAACCATTCAATCCCGATATGTATTCCAAAGAAATTCATTTGGGATAGCACCCCCACCTTTCTGATTTTTTCTAAATGCTCTTAGTTCAAAGAGGCAGTACCGCCTATGTATTTACTTTGCTATGTAGGGCCTGTCTTGTTTTATTTCCATAGATTCCATCTACAACAAGACTTGCTGATCTTTGGAAGCTCTTTAAGGCTGTTAAAGTCTTCTTTCCAAATACACCATCTGCTCTGCCACATGAAAAACCTGCTTCATTCAATGCTTCCTGTAACTGACGTACCTCTGAACCGTGATATCCATATTTGAGAATGACAGAAGGGAGTGGGAATTTAGAGGATTGTTGTGCAGGGGAGGCAGACTTCAGTTTTGACCATGTTTTTTCGCCTACGATTCCGTCTACAACTAAATCATTCTTTCGCTGGAAGTCTTTAACTGCATTCTGGGTTAGTGGACCAAAAGCTCCATCTACATTCAGATTGTATCCAAATTTATTTAAGTAGGATTGAAGACTTTTTACTGCATCGGATCGGCTTCCTTTTCGAAGGATGGGATCTGAAGAAGAGGAAGTGGTAGAGGGGAGGGAGGAAGGAGGAACTGTGCCTTTTAATTTTGCATATACTCTATTCTTAAAGTTAGTAAATGCTTGAGGATTACTAACCCATGGAGCAGGGCAGTTCTTTCGGGTAATGTCATAGTGACGGACAATATCTGTGAGTGGATCAAGTCGATAACGCCTACATAGTTCCACAAATACATCTTCGGTTCGTGAGATCGTATCGGGATGGAAAGTTCCATTTCGTTCCATGCACATCTCTACACCAATAGATGTTAGGTTCGCATTTCCACCTTTATAGTAGGAAGCGGTTGCTCGCAATGCGGGAATAAGAGAAGGTTTATCGTTGGCATGATACGCCACTTCGTTCAAGGGGACAATGCAAAGCGCTTGTGTTCGATCGACGAAGATGTGAGCTGAGGCGGCACGGGGAAGACTTCGATAGTTGTTAAAGTAGTTAAAGTGGTTCATTGCGGTTCCGCCGTTGTTGGCGGTATAGTGGATAACTAACTTTCTCACACCAAGTAACTTAAAGCTAGGGCGTGATTTTGAATTGACTACAATATATTTATCTTGCCATACTGACATATAGTTTCTCCTTAGTTATGTATTCTGCTGGACTACACTCTCATCCAGCAGTCATGTGTTGAGAGATCATTCTTTAGTACCAAGAGATGCTTTCTACCTCTTGAATGTTTGATGCAGAGGAAACTTTAGGGAGAAAGAAATCCCGATACCTTGAAATGTTGCTGTTCTTATGTTGGAAAATCATTCTCTTTAGTTCATCCATTATTTCTTTTGTAATGGCGATCCGTTCGTATTTTCCATCCTTCATCACAGTCCAATTGACTGATTCAAGATCTTCATTTTTTAGGGCGCTTTCTGCATCCTGAAAGTTTAGTTGCGCCTCCATATCAAAGGAGAAATGATAGGTAGATTCATGAATCGTATAATCGAAACCATTTAGGATAGTTTGATTACAAGCCTCATTCAGTTCTCTATTTTTCCGTTCTTTCGCAAGATCTAGCAAGTGCGTGTCGTCTTTAACTAAGGCGTTGTTGATATAAACAAACCAAGAAAATGGCAATGAGAAGAATTCGTGGTGGTCGGGTATGTCTATCTCCACGCACTTCTCACTAACTAGACTACTACCCCAGCCAGTAACCCTATTTTGAGAATCTAGCTCTAGAAACACTTTCAATTTCTCTACTCCCTCCCTACCATTCCAATACATATCGTAGGGTAGCTTGAGTAGTATCCCCTGTAGCATTTTTATCTGTAAAACCTTTGATTCGGTCATCGTAGATCTCTAGCTCTTTTACCACATTAACAATGGAATCAACTGGGATAGAAAACATGGAGACAGCTCCTGAATGGTTAGAGGCAATATATTTGGGGATGGGATGGAAAACAAAATCCCAATTCCGAACCTCTTCTTCGCTGTATTCACTCCAGACTAATATCCAGCCGTTGGGACAGGAGGAGATGGTTTTTGTGGGAGTGATGGATTGGTCGGGAGACATAAATAGAGAGCCTGTCCATAAATAGCCCGTACCAATATTTGCACTAGCAATGGGTTTTTCGTTGAAATACAACATGTCTTCTTTTACTTGGACGATGCCAGTGCTTCCAAGTGTAATACCTCCAGTTACATTGAGGTTCCCATTTACTTCTAGCGAAGATGGAGCATTGGGGAATTGATTGATACCAATTGATTTCTTGGTGGAATCAATAAATAAAAGGGGTTGTCCAACTGGAACAATGGCTGAGGAAAGAGAAGAGGAGAGCAGATCGACGACTTGGACTTCGATGTTCCATGCTTTCAAATTGTCTAGGCCAGATGATGTATTAATAGGAGTATCCGAGTTCGTATAGGTGCTCCCGTTTTGGACGAATGATGCGGACAAACTCACCCAATCGCTCCAAGTAGGAGAAATCGTTTCTTTAAAGCGATATTGGAGGGTCTTTACTCGATTTTTAGGGACTTTCCCGATACTTAAAAGAGATAGATTCCCTCCTGCTTTTAGGATGGTTTCACTCTCAAAGTCATTCGATCGTCTTGCAGAGAAGGTAAGAGTAGGACTGGAGTATTCGAGAATCGAAACGGCTTTCGTTACGATGGTGGAGTTGCCACGACTATCTACGGCTTTGACCGATAGTGTGACGGAGGTATTGGTTTGAACTGATCCAAAATCAAAGGATACTATGTTGGAGCTTGAATAAGGTCTGGAGATGGACATACCATTTAATGTGGCCACATAGTACTCCATAGTGGAGCCGTTGATTGCGATTGCTTTGGAAAGGAAGGGGATTTCTACTAGTACAGTGGAATGGTTTTGAATGATATATTGATCATTTTCTGTGATCGCTAAGGTAGTAGCATTGGTATCTTTATAGATGAAAGAATCGTTGAAAGTAGGATCACTATTTGTAACGATTGCTGTCCCCACTACAGATGTAAGGGATTGAACTTGAATGCCTTGATAGTATGTTATACATTCCATTCGAGTCGATACAGTATTCGCATTTGGAGTGGTTGCATACATTTCCTCTTTTTCTGCTTGTGTAGGTATCCACTGAGCCTCTAAGCCAACACTAGAATACGTTTTGATTAGGCTTTCACCTACATATAGCTTTAGATCGTGAGTGAAGGAGTGATTCGCACTTGATAGGGAAATGAGAACCGTATCCCCGATGTTAAAGCTACTACCAGAGGCAACTTTGCTGGGAGAGGGAGCCTTACAGAGACCTGTATACTCTTTAGAGCCTATTAGATTACTTCCCTGATACGTTTCGAGCAGAATGGTAGAGGGTTTACTACCCGTTTGATTAAGTTGAGTAAAAATCGTTCTATATTCTGATTCCGAGAAAGTAATGGTAGTGGAAGTTTCGATATTGTTGAGAGCTTTGATGAGAATATCATTTACATAGAGTTTGATGGTATGGATAAAGCTCGTGCTCGATCTTGAAATCGCTAGGGGGAGATCTTCACCTGCTATCCAAGAGGGGTTAGAGCTTAAAGAGGAGGAGCGAGGAATGGTATTGAGTGTATAGATTTTGGTTGGTAATTTGATTCGAGAATAATGCGTACCGCTTAACGTAACCTCTGCATCGAACCAACCGTCAAATGAGATTGATTTTGTTCCATCGTTATTATGGGGAACATTTTTGGTAACTTGATAGATTAACTTCTTTTGATTCCCTCGTAATGAGGCCATGCCTGCTCCAGATGTAGAAGAGGATGAACCATCAATGGAGATAGTACAATCTTTCGATGCACTCGAATTTACCGTGTATGGTGAACCAAGCGACATCCAATATAGTTTTGCGGTCACAGAGCTTGTATTAGAGGTAATGTCCTGAGTAGCTGACCATTCTAACTGAAGGCGATACCCACTCCCTACGTTTGTATAGAAACTTCCGCTTAGTGCCATGCCATTCTCCTTTCATTATCATCCTGTAGCCACAAATGCCCATCCATTTTTATCTCCCGAATGTATCTTCATGAGTTTGATTGAACCCAGCAAGATTTCTTGCTTTACATTCGCCTTTTTCATCACGAATTCATCACGATCCATACGGAACACTTCATCTGTAGAGCCAAGCGATTCATCAATCAAGCCATCTTGATTCACATCATAATAGCCAGCGAACTTTTCAGGTGTCATCGTTGTGTACCCAGAGTAATCGGAGTGGGAAACTCGAAGACCGTTTACATCCATTCGAATGTGAGTGTTATACACTTCCCCTGATGCATGTTGCCATTGAAGGGGAATCTCTCCAATGTTTAACATGATGCTAGTGAAAAGTATTTGATGATAACTACAACATAATTCTACGGTCACTTTATTAGTGGTGGGCTTCAGTGTGATATGTTGAGCAGAATAGTTATGTGAGCCATTTAACAAGATTTCTGCATATTGCGTACTGGTCACATCTCCATCATAAAGTCGAATATATCCGTTTCCATTCAATGACTTACACATTGCAGATATGGAATAAGATGCGCCTTCGATCGGAATGATCGATTGAACCATCTTCCCACCTGTAGAGAGTGAGAAACCACTGCCCGATCCTTTGGTTTTGACTTCATCATTTTGAATAACCTTAATCAACTTGCCAATAGCAGGGTCGGAGGAATTGGGCGACCATTCTGTGAGATTTCCTTTTTCTAATTGAGGGAGTGTTGCCCAGAAGCTCCCGTTTTGGACTGGATAAATCTTTACTCGTACTCTCGTTGCACCATTTGGAGCAGTTCCCTTGGCTACAATTCTTTGCCATCGGTTTATCATGGATAAATTTACATTAGTCGTAATGGAGCTGAGTTTTGATTCAGCATCATACCATTCCATTTCTACCTTTGCACCCATATCGATGTTGTGAGTAGAAGGGATATTCACAAACCAACTACCTGAAAAGGTTTCTCCTGCTCTCACATTCCCAAATGGAGTGGTAACGGCTCGCATCTCATTTGTAGTGAGACTTGTTACATCACATATCAAGGTGTTAAATCCTTTATATTGCATCATATTGTCAAGCGACCAGCCTGTTGAAAGAGAATAGTGAGTAGTTCCGTTTTGAAGAGAACTATTAGGGAGCATGTTTTGGCTATGGATTGTCCAGAAATCGATTCCTGCATAGCCAACGCTATTTTTTAGAAGGTTGACTCCGCCACTCGAAGCAAACTTAGCAGTAATACTATCTGCTTTTTGTTCGAGTTTGGACTGGGTTACATAGGGGGAGAAATCAATATTTCGAATCTGGTTATCGGTGTAGGAATTGGCTTCCGTTTTAGATTTCTCTAGAGCCTCTGATGTTGTATATCGGGATAGGTCATCAAAGCTTGCTTTACTGTCTAGATCATTTTGATAAGAAATCGATTGGGTCACGGTATTAACGATTGAGTCATCGGTAATTCGTTCTTCCGCATTGGAGATTCGAGTAGAGAGCCCGTCCATATTACTTTCTAACGTAATGTCATCAAGGCTACAACTATCTACTTCCGCAACTCCATCTCCATCATCATGATTGACTACAAACACAGGAACGGCATACTTTGTTCCTTGAATAAACTGATTGTAACTATCCACCCCTTCACCCGTGATAATCCCATTGAATTCCTGCCAACCGTCTGCCACCGTTAGATTCTGACCTTGTACAGCACAGTAACGATGCTCTCCATAATGAACGGTCGTGATAGGTTGCTTGGCTACATCAAAGGAAGCGACACCTGCAAAAACTTTGGACTTCTCACTGACTGAGGAATCTTTGGTTTGTCTGACACGGAACTGAACTCGATAAGTTCTGGATGGATCGATGGGAATCATCTTGCCATAGAATACCGTTTTGGAACCCGATATTTGAACTACTTTATCTCCATATTTCCCTTGTCCACTGATGATAGGAGCTTTCAAGGGAGTGGATAGTTTGTGGTCTTCTTTCCAGTATAAGAGATCATTTTGGAAGTCATGATTTCGTAGTTTGCTATCAAGAGAAGTAAGGAAGGGTTCATTTCTGGTGACAATCGAGGCGATTTGATCATCTTGTAGCTTAAATTCAAGGTGGTTTAGACTGTTTGTCCAGTCCTGAATTAAGTTACTACCCGTACCTGATTCAATGACAAACGAATCAGCTTTAATACGTGCTCCACGGTTATCAAAAACAAAGTGACCATTTCCGTTTGTGATGAGGAGATTTTCACCAGCGACTACTTTTCCGATTAGCCGTTCTGCTACCACACCATCTGGCTTAATTGCGGTCTTCCAAGTTTCTCCATTATCTTTCGAGAGGGCGATAATACCTGCTTGGGCAATCACAATTTCCTCTGGAGTGTCAGGGTTTCGAATGACAATTCCTCGATTCCCGATTTCTACTTGGTTGTTGACACCTGCAACGATCTTGTTCTTATTTGCCTCCCACTGGTTAGATAGGATGCTGTTTACTTGTTCGACTGCTGGTTGGATCTGATTCCAGATATGCTTGTTAGCTTCTACTAGAGAACTGGTAGCAGAAGTGCTGTATAGGAGTTGAACGAGTTTTTCCGATTCATCAAGTAGATCTTGAGTATTTGAAATGATCAGCTTTGTATCATGTGATTCAAAGTCGATTTGGATTTCGATGAAGCGAGCCATATATTCAATATTCATTGGCCTGTACTTTGTCTTAATCAGGTCTCCTAGTTGTAGTTGGGCTACATCGATCAGATTCTCGACATTTGCTTCAATCACGACTTTGGGGATTCTCATTTCATTGAATTTCTTTAATCCATCATCATAAAGCTCTTGGGGATTAGTGTATCGCTCGTCCCGCCATTCCTTCTCAATGATATAAGGATCTAGTTCCTTCTTTAATACAGAAGTGAATTGAGGATCATTGGAAATTTGATCTTGTAGAGTTTGGATTTGAGAGTTAAGATGAGAGATTTCATTTTTGAGGTTGAAGACGATTGTGGTTTGAGAAGTGATTTGTGCTTCTTTGAGGTTTCTTTCTTCTATTCTTTGTTTAATTAGATTGGTGTCTTCTGTCGCCTTAGCGAGATCTAAGAGTTGGAGGATGTTGGTGAGTTCCAGATGGAGTTGAGCCAATTTTGATTCCTCAGTGACTAACTGAGTCTCTTTTGGGTTTTTATGATTGGAAAGGGTTTTAATTTGAGGGGAGTTTTGATTTACCAATTCTTGATGATCTAGGAGCGCATGACACAGATCGTCGGACATGAAGTGAGAGCTTTTGATGATTTTTCGATCTTTGTCACGTTCAAAGGGGTAGAGGAAATAGCTGAAGTCTTCTATATAACTTTGGCCAGTGGGGTTTATTGAGTGGATACTGGTTCCTTCGTTACCATAGACATATAATCTTGTGACCAATTCATCCGTTGTTCGAGTTCTCTTAATGGAACGTAAAAACCTTCCATAGTCAATCGTTGTACCTCGGAACTTTCCATATGTAGTAAATGAGTGAAGAGAAATTTTTCGTTGTGTGGTGTCCCATTTTATTAGGGCCTGAAAGGTTTCTCCTAATTGGAGAATACCATCTAAGACATTGGTATCGCTAAGATCAAACTGTCGATAAATCGAGTGGAAGATGGGATCAACCGAATCAATTGTCCAAATCGTATTGGCTACTAGTTTCGTTAACAGTTCATGAGCATTGATGCTATCTTCTTGTACCGAAATTCGTTTGTGTTGCAATTCATATCCCAAGGAAAATGCTTTTACATGAAAGGTGTCGGAGTCATCACTGTCTTCTTCAATCTCATCGACAATGAACCATTCGATATGTCCCTCCATGGTCACTTTGATCAACATTTTTTCCTTTATCAGTTCTACATGGGAGTTGTGCCTATTTGCTACTTTATAGGGGATGGAAAAGGATAACTCGCTGATATTACCGAGTTTTAAGGAGAGGTTTACATTCCATTTTTCGGAGATGTGAGAGATGACTTGCTTATTAGGTTTTGATAAGTGGAGGCGAATATCTTTGGGCTTTTTTGAGTAGTCGATGTCGACAAACAATCGTAGAATTACCCCTCTCATATATGTTTATGATCATCTATGTTTATTACAAATTTTATTTACTATTATAGTGTAATTATATAATTATTGATTTCTTTTGTCTAATTAGGTGTTACGTTTTATATAGAAACCGATATCGAAATTGAATCTTGCATGCGCCTTCAATCTCAATCTTGTTTGTTCCACGTTGAAGGGAAAGTGTGGAGAAATCTCCTATGATTTGGTCATATCGATAAAACCCAATGAGATCTGTTTCGATGACTTCTTTTTCACAATGGAGGTATATGTCTTCTTGATCGGTTAAGTCTCTGATTTCAAAGATTTTTTCATCCTTCATAAGAGTAATGTTCCCTGCTCCGATTTTTTTGATCGAGATTTCAGGATAGATTGTCAGATGCCCCTTATTTTCAATCGTGATGGATGTTTTTTGTTCATTCGCCACTTCTACTTCAGGAGTGTAGTAGAGCGGTGAAACAATCCGAGGGGAATCGCATCGCATGGTTACGGTGAGATACCCTTGGTTCAATCCGTTATGAGTAATTGAGGAATTGCCAACGGGTAGACAATGGTAGATTTTATTTGGCTTATCTTCAAAATAGAGAGGTTTGTATGTATCTGGAAACAGCCAGAGGATTATATTGTCTAGGTCGGATTCATTAAATTTCCTTTCGAATGCGAGAGTGAGATCGAATTCCAAGGGTGATTCTTCAATCGAGTGGAAGAGGGGTTTTTGACCTCTCACTTCCGTTTCTTGAATCGCTCTTTCTGCTATGAGTGCTTCTTCAAACATTCCGCTGTCTAGATTGACTTGGATCAAACCGAACTTTCGAGAAGAAATCCCATCATAGTTGAAGTGCAAACGGTCTTTTGTAGTCGGCATACTCTCACCTCCAGAAACTTAAGGAAGGGGAGCGATTATCGCCCCTTCTTTTTCAAGCTTGATAGTATTTCTTTTGCGATGTCTTTGGCTTTCTTTTTATCTCCGCCTTCAACGGTTACATAGATATCTCCATAGGAAACTTGATTTGAATGAACGGAGCCTACTGTAGCCAATTGGTCGGTACCATTTCGTATGGAACTCAAATTTGGAATAATGTTTTTTAATCGATCTAAGATCTTGGCAGTATCAAGGATGTCGGAGGTTTGACGTTCATTGAGGACAAGCTCTTTTTTATGAAGCATAGCGATTTTGCCATCATTTCCAGCCCATGTACCTGTATATCCACCCGTATCAAATTGTTGGAGATAACGTTTCCCCGCATAACCCGTTTTCCCTTTCCAACGAATCTTCGCCCAGCCTCTTTCCATGCCGAGGAACTCAACCAAATCTCCTCGTCTCATAACAGCTATAACATTTCGCCCATAGCTTGGAGATCTTCGGAGGTTTAAGTCCGAAGTTGTTTTCCAACCATGTACAGGTTTAGAAGTAGTGGGAGGAGTCGTAGGCTTAGGCGGAGGATCTGGTTTGGGTGGTTCTGGTGGTGGAGGAGTGTTAAAAATCGGTGGTGTATAGGGGAGATTTGTTTTTAACTCGCCATTGGTGTAAGTATAAGGATTCACATTCTTCACTTGATCAAACTGCTCCAGCTTATTAGCACGGAACAACATATTATCAACTTCAAGGGAGTTTAATTCGGCGATCTTTTTCTTAACTTCATCTGAGAAAGTAGAGAAACTCTTAGTGAGTCCATCAAAAACCCCATGATTCATATTGTCTAGGTTTGTCTTCAAACTTTCTAACTCTGTCTGGAGAGTAGAGAAGCTACCTGTAATGAATTCGTTTCGCCTATTTGCCCAGTGCTGATCGTTATTCAAGAGATCGTCATAGTATTTGATGACGGATTCTTTCTCTTGATCCAATTCACCTAATCGGGTATCTAACCCCGTTTTCTCATTTTCTTTCTTATCATTAAGCGCATCAATCTGTTGTTTCTTTTGCTCTTCGATGGACTGGCGAAGAAGCTCATTTTGGCGATCTTTTTGAAAATCGGCAATTTCCTTATCTTGATCAGCCAATTGCTTTCTGAGTTCTTCCAGCTTTTTGCGACCTTCTAGAGAGTTATCACGGGATCGGAGGGAGATTTGTTGAACTAACTCGGATCTCTTGTTATTCTTTTCATCCAGTTTCTCTTGATAATCGGACTCACTTTGCTCCTTATCCATGGCTTTCAACTTACGATCGTAAACCGAGTTGATCTGGTCAATCTCACGATCATACATCTCCATCTTTTCATCGTGAGCTTTTTTCAGAGCCTCTTTTTCCATATCGATTGCTCCGATTGCCATGGACTTCATGTTCTTGTAGTAGTCTTGCAATTGCTTGATCGACTCATCTGCCACTTTTCCACGGGTTTCCCTGATGTCCTTTTCTGCTCGAAGAACACCCATCACAGCATCTTCCCAAGCTTCTTTCGCTTGATCTAACTCTTTTTTAATCACTTTCGCTTGTTCCGAGTTAATCCCGTATTTAGCTTTTGTGGTTTCATATTCTGTTGAGAGAGCAGAGACCTTTCCAGATTCTTGAGTTTGTGACTGTTGTAAAGCTAGAGCCTTTTCAATCTGAGCGTTTAACATATCTTGAATGTTATCTGGTTGTGTCAGGGTTAGGACATCAATTTTGAAATCGAAATCATCTACCTTAGCTTTGATTTCGTTAATTGCTCGATCATACTTATCGACGATCTCATCTACAAAATCTGTAAACATGTTAATGGAGTTCTGGCGGATGCTATTAAAGCTACTCTCTACTTCACCTTGGAGATTAGCTATTTTACTGAGATTTTGATCGTATTCTTGTTGGAGCTTGTTGTATTCTTCCCGTTGGGATTCCGTATGTTTTTTCAACGAATCCAACTGTTTGATTCGATTGTTAACCCATGAATTTCGAGATTGAGTTTGGGATAGCTCTTTTTTCGCCAACTCCAGTCTCAAATTTTCATAGGTAATCACAGTCTTTAAAACATCCCGATATTGAACATTTGCTTTGATCATACGCTGTAGCATAGCTTCTTGTTGGCGAATGAGTCCATCGTAGACTGTCATTTGACGTTCTTCGGGATCACCAACTACTTTGTCCGCTAGTGCCAATGCATAGAACTTACCATTTACTCCAATGCCGCCTTCATAGATAGAAGATCTCAACGTACCCGATGAAGCAGTATCGCCACTAGCAGAAACACTTTCACCAATCGAATCAACTGATAATGCAGAGAATGAATTCATAGCAGAAGCGATGTTTCCTTGGAACGAAGAAGAGAGATCTTGATAGGAATTGGCATGGAAGCTAGGGGCAGAAGGAACGCTTGAACCAGCAGATCTTGCACTTTTGGCTCGAGCAATATAATCGTTCAAAGTATCCATCGCACTTCGAGCAGAGGAGTTTAGGCTCTCAATAGCAGATTTTGCACTCCGAGCGGAGGAGGCCAAACTATTCATTGCAGAAGCTTGTGATTGGTGGGAGCTAATCATACTATTGGTACGGGAATTGACAGTGCTTGCCATGCTACTAAATGCGGATGATACCGCACTACCTACTTGTCCATATGCTTGTTGTAGTTGTGCCAATACTTGAGCCTGTTGTAATAAGGATGCTTTTATTTTGGATGAAGCAGAGACAGAGGCATTAGAGGCGGAAGATATTTGATTGATTGCATTCGTATAGGAGATAGCAGAGCTTGCTCCTGATTTAAACGAACTGGCGATACTCGAATAAGAGTCTGCACTCGCTTTTGCAGAGGAGGCACTACGAACCATAGTTGAAGCAAGGTTGTTCATTGTCGAGACAGAGCTATTAATTGATCCTGACGAGGAACTTACAGATGCTCCGATTTGAGTGAGGGACTGAGCAAATTCAGTTATCTTCGCTTTTACACTTGATGCCACTGCACCTAATCTCTCTAAAGATCCATTGATCGAATCAAAGCTAATTCCTTGCGAAGCTGAGGCAATGCTTTGAATACCCGTTTGAACTTGAGTCAGATTCGAAGCTTTTTGAGAGGTTTCGCCTAACTGCTGGTTCATGGTTCCAACCGAAGCTCCTGCACCTTGAGCCGAGGACTGCATACCTTGCATTTGGCTACTGACTTGAGATACAGCTCCTGCTTGGTTCCCGACGTTTTGAACAACAGAAGCAGTATTTTGAGCTTTTGATGCAGTGCTATCTAAGGATGTTCCTAGGTTATTGTACTGCCCGATTAACAAGGGAAGGGTAGGACTGTAGACAGGAGAGTTGACTGCGCCTTGCATACCTTGAACTTGTCCTTTTGCTGTATTAGCTGTGGTTCCCAATTGAGTGTATTGGTTCAGAGTATAGGTAAGTGACGGACTTAGTAGAAGTGGGGAAGAGATCGTAGTTTGTAATCCTTGTACTTGCCCTTTTGTAGAGATCGCTTGATTACCGAGAGCATTTAATTGAGATTGGGGAGTGAAGATACTCACACTGTTCATATCCTGCATGGACTGCTTGGTGGCGTTGATTGCTGATTGGGTTTGTTGTTCTCCTGAAACGAGTGCATTTGTTTTTCCAGTCAGGATATCAATAACTGCACCCTTATTTTGAGCGGTAGAGATCCACTCTTGGAGGATTGCCTTCTGTTGTTTATTTAGCTCGGATAGATCTAGAGTCGATTTACCTGCATCATCCGTTTTTACTCTTACGTTCTGTAAAGCCCCAATGATTTGATGGTAATGTGATAAATTGCTGGCGATTTCGGACTCTGTAACCCCGAGGGCATCCGCTAGGGAACTCAAGGAAGCCTTCCACTGAGAGGTGTTAGATGCATTATCTCGATAGACTTGTTTCAGCACTTGTAAACTTTCAATGTGAGACTTCATTGCGGATAGATTGCCAGATTTGAAACCGAACAAAGTCTCTGTAATCTCTACAGTGGCAAGTGTTTTCTCATTGAGGTCTTCAAGAGATCCTGTTAATTCTCCAATTCCTTGCGCTTGAGCTTGTGCACGTAAACTAGCATTATCATGCTCCCTTGCAAGGCGGGAGAGGAAACCACCTGCTTGTTCGGCTGAAAGCCCAGAGTTCTGCAAGGCTTGTAGTAAACCGTTCCAGTCTGTTGAACCTTGTGCGATTTGGTTGCTAATGTCTAAGATTTTTTGTAGTTGCCCAGCAACCACATCCGCATTCCGATTTTGATCCAAAGTGAAGAAGCTTTCAGGTAGTATTTTAGCTACATCATTTAACTGTTGCTTAATACTATCTAACTTGAGCGGATCGTTTTCAAAACCAGCAGACATTTGTTGGAATGCTTTAACGAACACATCTCCAATGGTTGTACCCAGTGTAAATAGTTCTTGAACTTTCGTTTTGTACTCCTCTACACTTTGGGCTCCACGAAGTATTCCTTCATTGGATTGAATGAACTTTTCAATGACGGCTTGTTGAGCATCACCAAGGCTGGATAGTTTTCCGCCTGCTTCAAGATGAGTGAGAGTTTGCTCTTGAATGACCTTGATGGTCTTCTTGATAGCTTCCGTTTTCTCTGCTTCAGCCATCATGATCTCGACTTTGGACTTTTGGATCGCCTTCGAATTGTCTTGAAGAAGATTGTCAGTTATCCCATAGTTGGCCCTAGTACCTGCTGATATATCCAATTTGCCATTTGATTGTTCTAAGTCTTTTTTCTTTGACTGGAGGTCGCTAATCTTATCGATTACATCTTGATAAGCCTCTGCTTGTTTCTTCACGTTTTCCGCAAAGTTCAAATCGGTTAACCGTGCTTGTTCTTGAGAGAGCTTGGCTACGGCATCAATTTCTTTTCTGATAGCTTCCGTGTTTTTAAGATGTGCCTTCCCATTTGCATCCACATATTGGACTACAGTAGGGATGGAGGTAGCAAGTTCTTTTTGGATACGGTTGAATTCTTTTTGCTCTTCCGCCGTTTTGTTTTGTTTATTGCTGAGAGTTTCATATCGAGAGATGAGACCTTGCATGCCATCTGCATGTTGACGATAGGATTGCACCATTTGATCATTCAGCTTTTTTAGCTCTTCAGCTTTTTGTTTTTGTTCAGCGAAATGGCTGGCAAGTTTTTCGATAGCAACTCCAAGAGCAACAAATGCTACTCCAATAACCGTTTCAGCAAGCATGGATTTCCAAGCTATGCTAAAGGTTTTGGTAGCTACAGTAGCTCCCCGAGTACTTTCGGCTAATGCTCCAAATCCTGCGGAAGCACCAACTAAGACCCCTCGAATCCCGCCTGTAGTAGACATGGAACGTTTCATGGCATCTCCGAATGCATCAAAGCCTTCTGTTAATCCCTTTGTAACTTTCTCAAACATTCCCATTTTGGTCATGGCGAGTGCAACCACACCAAATATGACTGGCAATGCACCAAAAGTCTGAGCAATCGAAATTCCTGCTTGAGTAAGTGCACCTAAACCTGAGATGACGGCTAACATTCCATCACTTAAGACTGCATCCCCAACGGAATGAGAGAGTTCAGCGAAAGCATTTTTCAACTGATTGATTCTCGCTTCAAAGGACTTTAGATACTCGGCATTTTCTCTCATGGCTGAACCATGTGAGGTCTCGGCTGTTTCGGTTGAATCAAGAGCCATTTGATAGTTGTTCATTAACGCAAGAAAACGGCTTAGTTGGTAACGACCTGCTACTGTAACAGCGATATTTTGTTTTTGGGAATTGCTGAGTGAGTCCCAACGGTTATGTAAGTCTCCCAGTATATCGGCAACGGGCCTTACGGTTTCTTGCCCGTTTTTGATCTGCTTGATGTCAATCCCAATTCCTTGCAGAACTTCCCGAGCATCTGCCAAAGTAGTGATTCTCGAATAAATGGTTTTCAAGCCGTTCCCGATGACCTTCCCTGATTCCATCGTGACAGCGCCAATAGCGGTAATATGACCAACGGACTCCTCCATTGAAACACCAAATGTCCTAGCAGTAGAAGCAGATTTCGATAATCCTTCCGCCAACTGTTTTGTAGAGATGGCATAGTCATTATCGACTTGGTTCAAGGCATCCACAATTCGAATCGATTCTTCTGCACTTATGTTAAAAGCATTCATTGTTCCAACTAGTGATTCGGTTGCTTCAGGAGCGGATAGATCTGAGACATTTGACATGAGGGTGGCCGTTTTGGTGATGGCAAGAAGTTGTCGCTCGTTAAAATCACCAAAGGTACGAGTGAATTCGGCTAACGATTTCATCACATCATGAAGATTGTTCCCGAGTTCGCTAGAGAGTTGAATGGCTCCTTGGAAAAGGGTGTCAATGGAGAGATTCCCATCGGCTACCCGCTTTAATTCTGTTAAAGCCTTGTCCAATTGTAGGATTTCAGTAGCCATTGCTCTGACAGCATTAATCGAACCATAAAAAGCGGTCATAGCTGTCATCCAAACAGGAACCCTAGACATCGCAATACGCAGTTGCTCAAAGACACCTAAGTTTCGGTTAGCGTTGTAAACCATTTCTTCGGAGGATTGTCGGAGGGTACGAGATCCTTCTGCCATGGTCAAGCTCACACGACGAGCGGATTTCCCAGCACTATCAAATGTTGTGACCAGTTTGGTTACAGCACGACCAGTCGGATCAACTCCATCATTTCTCAAAGATACAGTAGCGACTTTGGCTCCATAGATTTTCCCGATGAATTCCTGTAACCCTTGGATGTCTCTGGATTTAATTAACCCTTCTAATTGTGAGACTCCAGTTGGACCCATTCGTCGATTCACAGATTGGGTAATATCCTCGCCTAATCGTAACTCCTTTTCGGCATTTCGAATTTCAGCTTTCTTCCGACGGAGTAGACGGGTATAAGCATCTAATTGCAACTCAATATCTTTGGTATTCAGTTTTTGACCTTGCCCTACATCTATTTTTCCAATTTCACGATTAAAGCGAGACATGTTGTGACCTGTGACTTTAAGCTGTTCCCCAACTGCTTTCAAGTCTTCTAAAAGCTTTCTTGCTCGGCGTTGATCTGAATCTTGCCACTGGTTATTTTTTAGAGCGCTAAGACGATTCCGAGCTTGCTCCAAATCTCGATAGGATCGGATTGATTGGGTAATAGCTTTCGCTTCTTCTACATACTGTTGGCGGAGTTTTCCGTTGTTCGGATTCGTAGGGGTTTGGGCTTCAATCTTTCTTAGTTCACGCATGATCTTGATGCGCTCTTTCAATAGATTGATTTGGTCTTTCTGATACTGCTCATCTTTTTGATGACGACGTGCCAACTGTTCTGTTTGGAAACGGATCTCTTTTAACTCTTCCGCAGTAGTAGCTTTTCGGGCACTCTGATCCAAGGGACGATAGGCTACTTGATTTCGTTCGGCGGTACGCTGGGATCGGGTATGGCGAATTTCTTCAATGAGCTTTTTTTGTTCGAGAAGAAACTGGTTTTCCTTACTGATTTGTTGTTGGAGAATTTGTTCATCTCGAATACGTTGTTTGAGATCAGCTACAGTGGAGGGAGTGAGAGTGCCTGATTTTCCTTGGTTTTGAAGTTGGTTGTATTCCTTCCAAAACTGAGTACTGTTTTTTCCGAGCTTTAGAATTTCTCGTTCCAATTCTCGTAGGGAGTTTATAGATTTCTGCACTACTTTTTCCGTTGTAGTAGCTGTTTTGATGTCAATGACTTTAAATTTATCTTCGTCCTGATTCCAGTTATAGCGGATTCGCTGGACAACTCCGTTTACCTTTTCTAATTGAGCGACGAATCCATTTAGATTCCCAAAAGCATCCTTTGTTTCAACAGAAGAGAAGAGACCTTTTCCAAAAGTCTGCTTCATCATTCTTTCGGCTTCTTTTATATGTGATACGTATTGCTTAAGATCAAACCCACCTAAAGAGGGAGTGGAGAACCCTTTTTTCGTTTGATCTTGCATACGGGACAATTGTTTGCTGTATTTTTTGTTGAAATCATCCACTGTCTTGTGGACATCTTGAAGCTGTCTCTTAATAGCGAGTGCGGAGCCGTGGACATCTAAATGGACTTTTAGTTTAAGTGGTTTATTCTCAATCTTTTTAGATATAAGTCTCAGTTGAGGAACGAAGTCTTTCATCTTCAGATCCAGTTTTGCTTTTAGCTTAACAGGTTTGTTTTCTAGCTTGTGACTGATCTCGTCCACTTGTTTTCGGATATCGGGCATCGACTTGGAGATATCAATTTTAGCTCGTAATAGGATATTTGCACTGGATTTTGCCAACTTTTTCTCACCCCATTTCTGGATATTTGGATATTATGCTTGGATCTGGTTTAAAACAAATCGTCTAGATCATCCGAATCATCCCGAACGACATAGATTTCTGTTGTTTGGGAGCTTTCATGTCCCAGTAATTTCTGGACAGATTGAATATCTTTACCTTCCTCGATAACAGCATTGGTAGCTCGGGAGCTTCGGAATAAATGGGGATATACGGTTTTTCCACCAAGGATTTCACTAAACTCCTTACACCATAAATTGAAGCTATTAGCAGAGATTTGCTGATAGCCGTTCTTCGTCTTTCGGACAAATACATAAGGGCAATTGTCTTGCTCGACTTGATTAGAACGATGGGATAACCATTTTTGAATTGCTTTCATGGATCTCTCGTCAAATGCAAAGTGACGGAGTTTTCCTTCTTTGCCACGCCCTTTGGCTCGTATCTTATGGCTGACATAGAAATTTTTCTCTTTATACTTCTCATAGGTAGCAACTTCTGTTCGTAACTGACGTGTCTCTTCACGTCGACAACCTGTGGAGTAAGTGAAGCAAATGTAAGCAATCTTTTGCCATTCCTGACGACGGGTTAATTCGTCAATGAGGGTTTGGATCTCTTCGATTGTGAGAGGGACTTTCTCTTTTATATTTGACTTAGGGACAGCAGGGATAGATTTGGTAAAGATATTTCGGAAGGTTGGATGTTCGTCGTGGTAGTATAACTCAATGAATCCACAAAGGCTGGAGACAGCGCTCCGTTTGAACTTGATTGAGTTAGAGGAGAGATTTAAGCTGATGAGCCAGTTTTGATACTTTAAAGCATCCCTTGGTTTTAATTCATGGATATTCTTATTTCGGGCAAAGTCGTATATCCATTTTGCAAACACTTTTAAGGCAGAAGTATACTGTTTGAGTGTAGCAGGGGAGAGGTGTTGTTGAGATAGAAATTCTTCGATTAATTCTTTGTTGTAGGGGTTTGCTTGGATATCCCAAAATTCAGTGTCTACGTTTTCAATTTTTCGATATGGTTGAGCCAAGTAATCACCTCCGTTGGCTATCCAGCTCAATTTACATTGGGATATTGATCGGGTTCATTATCTACGAAACAGCCACATCCACCAATGTCCAATATATCGATAGGCTTGTCTTGTTCGTATTCTTTACGTAATGTTCGTAAGGTTAATTTATGTTTTTTACCATTCCGTTGACGGCTTAAAATCGTAACATCCTTTTGAAGAAATTCTCTCATTTCTTGTTCTTTTTGTTCTGCTTCCAAATATCTCTCTGGAATCGTTTTTAATAAATGAATCCAGTGCCCTTGTCCACCTCGAACACAAATGCCTCCACAGTTATTATGAGAAAATCCAAGCTTGTAAAGTTTGGGGAGTTCTATTCCAGTATTAGCTAATTCTCCAACAATTTCTTGCTTACTAATATAGGGTTCTTCGCAGAGTGGGAACTCCACTTGATAAGGGTGCCAATTTTTGATAGGTGCATTTCTTCGATGCATTTCCGTCCAATCTATTCCAAGATATAAGGTACATTCATTAGGGAGGAAATTCGCTTCAATCCATTTTCTAGCAGTTTTCTGCTTTAAATGGTGACTACATGGTGCGACTCTAGCATTTCCAAGCCAGCGATTGTCCCTAAACACCTGCCAAGGAGTTCTCCCATCTGCAATCCTTGTAATTTGAATCCCGAAATGTTCCTCAGTGACGTTGAGAAAACGATATAAATCTTTATCTTCTATTAGGGTATCGGTAAATAAGAGGATGATATTTTCTTTCCCATATTTCTCTATTACAAGCTTGGCTGTCATCCAGCTTCCGAGTCCACCACTATAAAATACAATATGTTTTCTGTCCACGTTCTTATGAGCCAACTGATCACCTCCGTTAACGGGTATAGGCTCCATTCCAGTGAAATTGAATTTGAACTAGATCAGGTTTGGATTGTTCATATGCTTTCAGAACTTGTTCGATATATTGAAAGCCTTCATAATATCCGAATCGATAAACTTTAGCTTGCCTTCCTTGAGTAGCCTTCCAACCGTCACTAATTAGCATAATTGCATGACCTTGATCACCGCCTCTTATAACTGAATCATGGTAACTAAGATCATCAACAAACTCTAGACGTATGCCATATTCTAGAGAAGACAATCTCTCAATTCGCCCCAGTTTTATTGCTTTCATAGAGGCTCCTGTACGGATATACTCAATAGGATGATAGGAATCTAGGTATTTTTGCCAAGTGTGTTTGGCGATTCGCTCTAGTTGTTTTCCTTCTTGGAGAAGCAACTTTTTGATTTCCTCTTCTCCGATCGCACGAAGTCCATGTAGATTGAATGCCATTACTGAACCAATGTTTTCACTTCGCTGTTTGCAACTTGCTTACCTAGCTCATCGGCTTGTTTTTCGGCTTCTTCTAGATTAACTTGCATGTTGGTGAGCATCTGAGACAACATCTCGTAGACTTTAGTGATTTCCTGTTCAGGCATCGCATTAAGGATCTTATCAAGGAGGTCTAGGTCGATTAATAGATTTAACACGGCTAGAGCTTCGTTGATATCATCTGAAACCTCAAAGTCCGTAAAGTGTTTGATAATGAGAAGAGTAGAGTAGGGGGTACTGAGTTCGAGTAGAGAGGCATTAAGGGGTTTATTTGCTTCGTTGTAGAATCGGATCATATCATCAAGTAACTGGAAGATTTTTGATTTGCGGAAATGTTCATCTACTATGATCTCGTATACTGTCTCATTTATTACTAGATCGACTGGATATGTGCCCTCTAGTTTCTTGTCTTGTTTCTTTAGCTCATGAGAGGTAAGTCGTTTTATTTCGGATTTGCTTTTTGCCACTATGCATTCCTCCATGTCAAATTGGAATTCTCTTTGCAATCTCATACACAACAGGAACCGTGACCGTATTTCCTGCCTGTCGATATAATTGAGTGTCTGATATACCTGCATCTCTAGCTCTATGGAATGCCCAATCTGGGAATCCTTGTGCCCGCCAGCACTCCAGCGGTGTTAATCTACGTAATCTGTATCCACTCTTAGCCAGCTTCTTTAATCTCTCTAGATTATGGATAGTAACAGATCGTTCACCTTGCGAAGTTTCTACTAAAATCTTAGGAGCATCACCTTTAGCACAAAGAGTGGGCGATATGCCTTTAGGACTGTATACTCTAGCACTCTGTTTGAATTTCTGACCTGTTAGAACTCCAACTTGTTTAAGTGCAGTCTGTTTGTTATTGCTTCCGATAGGAAGTACTTTTCTGGTATCTCTTCCTCGCAAATGTCCGATAATAAAGATCCGTTCTCGATTCTGTGCGACTCTGTGATCTCGTGAATTGAGTACTTGCCATTCCAGATTGTACCCGATTTCATCCAATTCAATTTGGGTAGCGAGGAAATCCCATCCTCCGTTGACTGCAAGAAAGTTTTTAACATTTTCAATGATAAGGTAGCTAGGTAGTTGGCTGGAATCTTCTTTCTTGATTTCTCTAAGTAGCTTTGTAACTGAGAAAAAGAGACTTGATCTACTTCCTTTGAATCCACTTCGTGATCCAGCGACACTAATGTCCTGACACGGGAAGCCGAACGTCCAGATGTCCGCTGTGGGCAAGTCATTGTGATCGACTGTTGCGATGTCGTCATGTGTCCATTCTCCCTTTGGCTTGTGTATAGCTTCATATGATTCTCGTGCGAATCTATCTATCTCCACCCATCCTACAGTTTGATGCCCTGCCATCTCCATTCCAAGGCGAAAGCCCCCAACCCCTGCGAATAAATCCAATACCTTCATTTATTCAAACTCCTTTTGGGTATTTCTGTTGGCAGATTTGTTCATGTCAAGTTGATAAAAGAGATCTTATATATAAAGAATGGCAGAGAGAACCTCTACCATTCTCTTAGAAATTAGGCGAAACGGACAATATCGTATAGCTTGTTGGTTCCTGCTTCTACGATGATATCCAAGTTGAAATCGAAAGTGGAAACGTTTTCTGCATCCATGGTGAAGGTGAAGGAAGATTGCAACTTCGCTCTAGGAATAAGAAATTGCATTTTACGGTCTACACCATCACGACCACGAACAACAGTGTCTCCCACTACTCGATAAGTAGCAGGGAATTTTTCTGCTGAGAAGGTAACGAGTGTTGCTGTGTTATCAGCAATGGTATATTCATAGAAAACCATTAGCTGATCCCCGTCTTTTACTCCTGCGGAAAAGCTCACATCTTTTGCACTCGTCGTAAATGTAGTGACTTCTGTGGTCATCATCCCGCCTGCCATCTTATAGACAGTGACAGAGTTGGTAAGAGGAGTTTCTTTTAAAGTAACTTTGGTAGCGGTTGCTCCTGTGGCTGATAGAACTTCACGGCCTACTACTTTAATATTTGACTGTTGTAATGCATTACCTGATAGCATTGCAAGGGATGCATCTGAAAGCAGAGCATCTTGCATGGTTAGGGTGGCTGTTCGTCCGAAGTCCCAGCTCATCAATTTACCGTTCCCTTGGCCACCACGGGCTTCAGTGCTTTCGGATTCGTTTTCAATGGAAGATACTTTCAAGGTATCGAAGAAAATAATGGGTTTATTGGTGGAGGCATCAAAGAAAATTACGTTTGCAACCTCTTTTAAACCGTATTGAATGTTGGGCATGTATGTATTCCTCCTGATGTAAATTACAATGGGGCAGACCAATGTTTCAGCTTGATTTTGTCTGCACCTGCAAGCATGGCTTTGGTGCTAAATTCATATTGTTCAATACATTCCAGACGAGCGTACTCATCGTAAAGCTGATAGAGAGTACAATCCCAAATATTGAACTTGTTGAGAGAGTGGCTTTTACTACTTACCGCAGAGATTAGGTCAGCGAGATCCATTTCGGATTCACCAGTACTGCTACTCAATTTTTTTGCTGTCTCTACTTTTTGCTGTAGTTTCTTCATTTGATCGATTAATTGACGAGTATCATCATCTGAGGGATTCTCTATGGTCTGTTTGCTGATATGGGGTTTGCTCATGTAGTTTTGGAGCTTTACGACTTGAATGATGTCGTCAAAATTATCTCGATGGATGAGCTTGATTTCTTTTTCGTGGAGGGAGTTGAGCTTTTGCTCATTGATTTGAGGTTGATTGGAATCAGAACGTTGCAAAATGCCCAAACGAACCCAATCGAGGGCAATAACACCATCATCCAAAACGGAGACATCTTCAGTGCGGAATATCATGGAGAGACTAGTAAGCAGATCTTGTTGTAATTCTTGACCGCCTAGTTTGATATAAAAATCGAATACTTTTAGATGGTCTTTTTGTTTAGCTAGAATTTCCTTTTCGCTTTCGTCTTTGATCCCATGTAGAAAGTCTTCCATAGAAAGGGCAACCCATTGCAGGTATTTCATATAATTCGAGTAGCCGTAATCACAGATTTCTTTCAGGGTATAGGGTTGAATCTCTAACCCGTCTACATAGATACTAGATCCACTGAGCAGTTTCAGTTTGAGATCGACTTCATTTAACTTTTTATACTCCATGCGAACCTGCTTCCACCGACATATACTCACTGTAGAGACGGAGGGCATCAAATCGGTTGTTTACGGAGAGATGGTTCCAACCTGAGAATTTAAGTTGGATGGTTGATCCAATACTTCTCTTACCTAGCATGTCTGTGACTCTACTCATGATTTCATAGGGGCGTATTAGTTTTCGATTACCGTCCTCAATCAACCACAAGCTTTTAGCGACGACGATATCAAAGTTGATTTGGGTTTCAGCGATGACTTCATTTTCGTTGAATGATCCGTTGGGATAGTAGACACGAATAAAGGAATGATCTTCTGTATGGGCTTCGGGGCTAAAGGGGAAGGGAAAAATTCGGCATAGCTCGCTTTTCTGATTGAGGATCTTATTCGAATCAATAGGAGGTAAACGAGAGGAGAAGGGGGTGCTTACATCGTTGAGTAACAGTTTGGCAAGTCCTTCGTTTTTTGCCAACTCGGTAAGGATTGTTACGATATTTTTTGATAAGGAGTCTAGTCTCACCATAGTCCCTCCCTTGTAGGTGATTCTTCAAGTGGATATCGATTGGAAGCAATCCGATTTGTTAGATCGTCGCCTTCTTGTAGGGTTGTGAGAGATAAAGTTAACTGGAGGACACCAAACCCACTTTTATTGACTAAAGTAGTACCATCGATTCCCACCACTTCATAAGCCTTTCGGTTAAAGATGAATCGGTGATTTAATTCGATTTGACTAGTAGCTGAATTGGACTCTACGAAGACCAAGAGTTGACCCATCGGAAGAGGGACATCGTATTTGTTCCACCGAATTTCATCCTTACTTTTTTTCGTCTTAGAACCCAGATCCATGGTGCTGGCGACACAATCGAATTCCAGTATTTGATCGTGCTGATTCTTCCATCTCAATGTGTGATTACACTTTGCTACGATGACCTTGGAAACAAGTCCTCGAAATTGATCGAAGATAATCCAAGTGTCATCATCGAAAGTGATGTAAGTTCCGATCTCCAATCGCTGATTAGGCCGAAAGATGACCTCTCGTAATGATCCTAATCTTTCTATCTTGATGATCCGTGCATCCATTTGCATAAGATCGGGATACTGGGCACTTCTAACTCCCAATACACGGAAGGTAGGAGAGGCATGGAACGTAGATTGGATCATGGCAATGGTATTGTTTGTGTAAGCTTCACCGTTATGACTTCCGTTTCTCTTGAGACGGTTTTGATAGGATTCTAAATAACTCATTGACATCACCGCCCTAATCACGAAAATCCGTCTCGGACAAATCTAAGTAGTTGTAGTCTGTCATGAGTCGTTGTGCTTCTGTACGAAACATCCGATAAGTGAGGTTTAGTTCTCGAATCTGATTGGCTTGAGAATAGATACGGAAGTCTTTGTCGCTGAGGGATTGTTTCATGAGCTCGGAAGAGAGAATAAGTGGCTTCATATACTCACAGATCATGAGAGTAACCAAAATCTCAATTTCAAACAGGGTTAATGTAGATACAAGTGAGTTGGATTGAATGGATAAGTCTTTTTTGCATCGATGGAAGCGTGTTGTAGCAGAACGGAGATAACCAAATAAATCTTCTTCAATTTGGGAGGGTGTGAGGGAGAGAAATGTGTAGTCGGAGATCTTGGAGAGGAACACTTCATAGACTTGTCTCAATGGAGTCATCGAATCACCTACAACATATCATCAAAGGTGAGGTTGAAACGTTCTTCTAGGAACTTGATCATTTGAATATTGGTTAATTTCCCTTGTCTGTATAAGGCGACTGCTTGTCCCACTAATGTTTGCAACATCCCTTTTGGAATTTTTTCAATGAATAACTGGAGTTCTTCTACGCTTTTCTCAAAGATTTTCTCTACGTTGGCAGGAGTAACCAGATTTTCGTACACCTCTTCCATACGAAACTTCTTCACCACTTCATCGTTTAAGAGAATGAGAACCCCATCTGCAAATAGCTTAGGATTCCGATTTCGCATCGCTTCCAACTCGTGGTACTCGATAGAGTCCATCTGACCATACTCGGAAAACTCCCATATATAGCCTGTCCTTGACGAGCCAATCTTTAATCCACCAGATGTTCCGTTCATCACTTCGATGAGATCATCTCGATCTACCTCAGTACTTTTTGTTTTTTTCGTAGGATCATCATTGGATTGTTCTTTTTCAATTAAGTCGGTTAACTCAGCACTGGTTAAGTCGACTACCTTACTCTTCTCATACCCATGCTTCTCTACTAACTCTTGAATCAAGTCTTTTTTTAATGCCATAGTTATTCCTGATCTTCCTTTCTGTTGTGGAATAGGAGGGAGAGAAGACCCTCCAAAATTCTACTGTAGTTTGATAAACCCGAATACTTTGGAACAGATCACACCAACGCCAAAGCGTTGAGCAATTAAGTATTCAAGGCTCATATCCGCATGTTTTCCGCCTTCGGTTTCTTGGATGATCGCTTCACCCTCATTGACAATTTTGATCATGCGGTCAGCGTTTTGAGGAAGCATTAAAATAAAGTTGTTATCGATACTAAATTCGTCAGTACCAAAACGATGGCTCTGCTTTAGCTCTCGCAATTCAATTCCTGCAATCTCACCATAAAAGCCAATCTTGTTTCGGGCATCCTTCATGTTTTCTGAAATAGCAGAAGGGGCAAACTTTCGAAGTGCCATTTTAGAACCATACACAGCTACTTTTTCGCCCGTGACTGCTTCAATGTGCATTGCCAACTGAACTAATTCGTCTTCCATTTGTGTGGAATTTAGTCCAGCAAGCGTTTTGTGATATGTGGAATTGTATTTGCCATAGGCGGAGTATAGGGCATCATAGATTTTCTGGTTTAGATCGAGTAGATAGGATTGAGCCACTTTGTTGATCATGGCTACCCAATCCATACGTCCTGCAAGGAAGCGGTGGAACTCCTCATAAATCTTTACTGCGTAAGTATCCAAACTGACCATGAACTCTTCACCGTCACGCAATCTCTGCCTACGAATGTTTCCGTTCCCATCCGAGACAATGGCGACTCGGAAAAGTTCATTATCTGGAACAATGAATTCGTTTGCATCTCCCCATTTTAGGTTGCGGTACTCTGCGAGATCGGAAAATTGATTTTCGATACTCTCATTTACCACTTCCTCTAAGATGACTTCAAGGATTTCGAAGACCTCTGTTTTATGTCGACGGAACGTTTTTCGATCGATTTTTCCATTATCGGAAACTTCCATGAGATCCAAGAAGGCTTGTCGAAGAGTAGAGTTTGCTTCGTCCGAGGAATAGTGCTTGACCTTCCCTTGGGCGAGATCAACTCCTAGTTTTATTAATTCATTTTGCATATAGGTATCCACCTCAAGTATGGTTTCGTAATTATTTTTGGCGGACGATCTGCACCGCCCAAGACTTCATCGTTTTATGTAACTCGTATCCAGAATCTTCTATTACCTCGAAAACGATCTTTGCATTGGGAAGGTTGGTGGCATCTTTTCCTAATTTCCCAGCGGATTTGATAATCAACTTGTCTCCCACTGCAACCGCCTCTGCGAACAGGTCTTGAGTTAGGGTGATCACATCGCCGTCATAGAGTCGGTAGGCACGAGCTACTTTATCGGTTGGGGTGATATAATCATCTAATTTGTTTAGTCGTTGATCGTACATGACTTCTGGATTATGAACCAGCAACAAGTCTTTCGCATGATCGCTTGTTGCTCCTAAGCGAGCTTTCTTGATCTCACGTTCACCAGCAAGTAAGCCTTCTACTACAACAAAGACTCCATTGGTTGTGGATGTTTTGTCTTTGCCATCATTGCCGAAGATTTTTACGGTTTCGAGGTTCCCGTTATAACTTGCTAACATCTTGTCTTTGCGAACAATCGCCATATATTAATTCCTCCAGTACTTCTCAAATAAATTCCCATAAGGACTATTTGGCTGATCTTGATTTTCTTCGTTAAATAAAGGTAAGTGTGTGGGTCTAGAACTTTTACTATCCTTTTTGGTGAAGTGGCTGTTTGCCATCTTACGGCCTAAAATCGAATAGCATTTTTCTTCAATTTGTTCGAACGTGAGGGAGTGGATATCGATCTCTTTTAGATCTCCATCATCCAATTGGAGCTTCTCAAACAATCTGGTAGCTTTATCTTCAAGTTCGTTCTTCTCTACCTCATGTTTAAAAGAACGTAGCTCGTTTGCTTCTTGGAGAAGAGATTGATAACGTGCTTTCAATTCTTGGAATTCCTCTTCTAGCTTTTCGGATGGAGAAAAAACTTCTTCGGAGGTCTCCTCTTGGTTCTCCTGCTCAGGTACTTGTTCCGTCTTCTCTATGGTCTGTTCACTCGATTGTGGTTCGGTTTCGTTGTGGAGGATTGTTTCTTCTTGTAGATCGGAAGTCGTTGTAGTCATGGTGGTATTCACCTCCTCGTTAGGGGATAAAGAGAAATGTAGTTCTTTCATCATCAGAGAGAATTCCTGTTTAAAGGGACGACTGCTTGTAATAACGGCTTCAGGGAATGCAGGAGAGACTCTATCTCCGAGGATACAGAGAGCTGAAAAAATAAAATCGTGGATTTCGTAAGTCTCTTCTGAGCTGTTCCAAGTGCTATTTGTCACCTCGATTTCCATCGATTGACCTTTCATTTGTTCCAGAATATGGTTTGTTTCTTCATAGCGACCCGTCCATAAATAACAACCGTGGATGGTAAGGTACTCACGGGTATAGCCATCTTCTCCTTTGACATGCTCCCACTCAAAGGTAGCGGATTCAGGGACGACTCCATAAGGTTTGGTTGTATGAATGTACTTATATGTATCTAAATCAATGGTTCCTCCATGACCACCAAAGTCATCGTTCTCTTCTAGAAACTCTCCAACGATGGGGATATTTCGCAAAGTAGGGAGAGCTCTTGTAATGGCTTCTTTGGAGATCAGGGACAGGTTTTGATTCTTCCCCGTATGCAAGACTCGAACTTTACAGCTTGAGAATTGAGGATTGATCGGAGTGATTTGGCTGATATCACAGTGAAAGTATTTCATTGGGATTTCACCACCTTCCCACTATAAGGATTTATTAGGTTTATCTTGTGATCGGGAACCCTCATCGGAAATTTCATTGGATTCTGCGGGAGGACGACCTTCATTTTTCAGTTCATCAGGAGACATGGTATGAGAGGAGAGTAGTGGGATGAATTTATCATGGAGTTCCAGAAGATCGTTTTCAAGGTAAGCCATATTCATCGTTTCGATTGGCGATAATCCGACCGTTGCACAGAGATGGTTTTTGATGGGAACCCCATATTGGCTTACTTCCAGATACATCTTGTACATATCTTGTTGATTGAAGATCGTAACGGGCAAAATACTTACATGAAAGAGAAGGTCTCGATACAAAAACTTCAAAAAACGGTTCAACCATCTTTCAATCTGAACAAGTAGCTTGAATACAATCTCTTCATCTGTTTTAATACTCATCAATAAACCTTGAGAGGTAGATTTATCTGAGTTGAACAGGAGGGAAGAGATTCCAGAAGCAGTCCAAAAGTTTTGTTGAGCTTCCGCCACACCATCACTTCCTGCTTTGTCCTTATCGAAACGAAGGACATCTAATTTCATAGGGGAAGTGAACACCCCCACATTTTCAGGAGCATGGTCAGCAATCATGTTGTGGAACAAGGTCATGTATTCTTTATCGATGAGGAAATCGTTATTATTTTCGCTATCGGTTCGGATCGGAAGTTGTTGGGAGACTGCCATGTAGTTACCGACCTCTTCTCGATCCTTCCGAAGCTTTTTGAAGGCATCAATATCAAATACGGAATCGAAGACACTCACAAAGGGTGGGAGAGACTCGATCATTTCTTCATTTACTTTGATAGCGATGGTGTTGGTGGGATCAAGCTCTACCCACTCACTGATACGGGGATTCTTCTTTTTTAAAAACTTCCAAGCTTGATATTTTTGTTGGATCTCATTGGCATAGGAGAGTAGTTTCGTCTCGTTTTTTTCAAAGATCTTCATGTCGATACTATAGTTGAAACATCCATCCTCAATGGACGTGATCTTACACATCTCTGGTGGCATGAGCTGGATATAGAACGACTTTTTATCCCGATGGACATAGCCGAAGAAAGCATCTTCTCGGAAGGCAACTTGGAGCCCCTTGGCCATCTCATGTTTCAGATTCATCATTTTGAGGAGTTCTCCAATTTGTGTATACTGTTTCAACACCTTGTCCTGATTAAGAAGACGGATATTTTTTATCGGAGTGATGACACAGGGGAAGAGTGGCATCCCTGCAAAATAATGAATGAGTCTCTGATAATGTCCGCTTTTTGACCAAAGAATTCGCGAGATTTCTCGGAGTTTTTCTTGATTCTTAGGAAGTTGATACCCCTCGATTAACTCCCGAACTTCACTTTGTGTATATTTCTTCAGGAAAGAGCGGCCTTCATTCGATTTGGATACATCATTTAATATCAATTTTGCAAAATCAAAGTGACTAAATGCCATGGCACTTTCTCTTTGTTTCACATTCATCTGCTCACTCATAGGTTGAACCACCTCCTTAGTCCCAAACTTTGTATCTTCCTTGCTTGATAGCCAGAAACCCAGCTACATCAAGGATTTGTCGCTTTTTTTGTTGATTCTTCTTTTCCTCTAGATAGATATACCATAGTCCATAAGAAACGGCAGAATAACGGTCTTTATCCATTTGTTTTGAGACTCGTTTGATTCTGGTCTTGTTTCCTTCGGCTACATAAGTGAGGTTCATTACTTCATCGACAAATAAGCTTGTCTCAATATGAGGTAGTAATTGTTCGGCTAGTTTCTCATAATCTTTTTCTCGAGATTTTTCTTTGACAGTAGAATCGGATACCAGAAGCTTTAAATCATGGTTCGAAATCACGGTCATAAAATTGTTGTGCATGTCGGAAGCGTTTGTTTGTTTGGTATTGGACATGACATTGAAGATAAGAGGGAGGGAGTTAGGAAGTTTATATTTGTCATAGGAGTTATCGTTGACGACCGAGTAAGAAGGATATCGATCTTCTTTAACCAGATAATCGATGAGACCACGACCTAACCCGTTGCCATCAATGATGACTGCGGAGGCACGATACTTATCCACTAGTTCTTTAATATAAATCGACTGATCCTCAAAGTGCATGTTGCCCTTGTAAGTATGGACGTTGACTAACTGTTTGAAGTAGGTTCCATTTCCACGAGGGATTAGCTTGAAGATGGCAATGGCTGTAGTAGCAGTATTTTTTCGTTCCGAGCGAGCTACATCGACTGAGACCACATATTGGTGATCACCCTTACTAGCCACAAATTCAGCTTTCGGTAATACTCGACACTTCTCCAAGTCCTTCAGTTGAACCAAACTATTTTCGCTAGAGCCTGTCCAGACCGATATGTATTCTCTAGCAAATTGGAGAGGGGACATAGAAGGGTCTACTTTTACTTCTTCGATGTAGTCAGGGTCGAGCTGGTCAAACATGACAGGGAGTTCAAAATCGTTACCGATTACAAAGGCGGATCTTCCACGAGCCATATCTAACATGACTGCGAATAACTGTTCCCAAGCGTAGGACTGTCTGGAGGAGGCGGTGGTGATGTATGTTAGCTGTTTATGGATCTCATGTTTGGAAACTTTACCATCTGCGCCTTTTCGGTTGTTGGCGAGCAAGGGAAGTAGTACTTCTCCAATAACCTCACGATGTTTTTCCATTTGTACAATTTCCTCGAAGCTGAGTCCGTGCCTACGAAGACCACGAGATCCTTGCGAACATACTACGATATCGAGTACGCTTCCATTTTTGAACTTTAGCCTAGTAAAGTCTTTCGCAAATGTTTTGGATTTCACTTCTTTCTCTAAGATAGGAAGGAAGTTCCAGATTGCTTCGATATTTTGCTGGGCGATTTGCGAAGCTTGATCTTTTTGGGGAGCAACAAGAGACAGTTTGATATTGGGGAAGAAAATACACTTCAAGTACATCGAGAGGATATTGAGGAAGGATTTGGATGTTCCACGAGTGGCGGTAATGTACGTTTTTTTATGTCTAGCCATAATTCGCAAGAAGATTCGTTGGAATGGGTATAGTTCGAATGTACTATCTGGATCTTTGATATAGTCAATGAAACGATCTGGATAGACTTGAAAATAGGCTAACATATCTGCAAAATCAGGGAGCATGGAGGTAAGATTTCGGATATTTGTTCCTTTTACATTCTCTAATTCGCTCCAGTTTTTCCACTTAGACATTAGGCATCATCACCCACGCTAAAATCCAGCTCTTCATATTCATTCGCTTCTAAGTCTACAGGGGTGAGATCCTCTTCGAAAAATGCATCCAGCTCTTGTTTCATCTCTTCAGGGATATCAGTTAGAATCTGTTTGCCCACTAATCGATGATAGTAATTGGACAAGGAAAGGATCATAGCATCGACGATATCTTCACGGAATTCAAGTGGTGGAGGTTTTCGAAACCCACGTTTTTCAACCTCTTCGAAAATCTGTGAGAAACTTTTAAGTCCTGTGGCTTCATCAGTTCCTTGACGATCTACAGGTCGGAAGCCTGCCGATTTTGTCATTTCCTCAATGGTTTTGGAAAGCCGAGCGTAGTTGCCCCAATCCCCTTCTTGTCTCAAACGATCTCGTTCCACGGACATATAAGCTAGTTGTGTAAGCATATCAACATGAATGGGGGTATGGATTTCATGGGTGAGTCGCATATCTTGCTCGAACTTTTCCATTTTTAGATATTCATGTTTTGCATATCCGATTCCCCATTTATCAATGAGAGTATCGGAGTAAACAATCATTTCCCCTTTCACATTTTCGAGTTCTTGAATGGTATGCAATTCAATTTTACCCATATCGCTCATTCCGTCACTGTTCTTAAACGTTTTGTCTCGAATTTGATGTAAGGAATTTATCTTTCGGATATATTCACCTAATGGATGTTTGTTGGTCTGCAATGCCTCATTCCAATAGCTTTTGATAAAAGGCTTATCGATTTGCCTTAAAAAGAGTATGACTTGTTCGATATCTTCCACATCGACTGTTTTGCGAACACAATCACGGCAAATGGTCATCATTCCGTCAGGGAAGAGTGGACTATCTATCTTGTAAAAGTAGGTTGTGGTTTTTTCTTTGTTACAAGCTTTACATTTTTTCTTGGTAAGATTCGTAGTCTTCGTTGTTTTTTTACTCATTCTAGACACCCTTATTAAGTTGCAATGGTGATTGAGTTTTGTATGGATTTGGTTCCTAACTCGATTCGCTTAATAACAATCTCGCCCGTTTCATCAATGATGATGATTCCTTGTGAGGGAGCCGAGAGTTTTCGAATCCTCATCGCATAGTCGTCTACCCCTTTCAAAGAGCCAAAGACAGCAATTCGTTTATCAATCCCTACTTCGATTTCTCGGTGATTGTGATAGTGCCCCATTACAATGAGATCATATCCGATATTATCGATGAGAGAGTGTCGAGCGATTAATGCTTCATCCTTCATCGAATCTCGATCTCCGTGAATGAACTTGATATATCGACCATGAATCTGAGTGGAGTAGTCATAATCCTTTGCTTGTTCATAGAGGATATTTTGGATTTGAGCATTGGCGATAAACTCTTTGATGGAATAATTGATCGCTTTTACAACATGATCTCCATCTAAGTTCTTATCCTTATTTTCATGGATTCGATCATGATTCCCAGCTATTCCAGCGTATCTAACGATCGGAACCTGACTACTTAATCCGATCAAAAACTTGATGATTAGATCGGTAGCTCGAACGATCTGTTCTGACATGGAGAACTCGGTATTAAACCCGAGATTGTGCATATAGCTGTGCTCGATCACATCTCCTAAGTTGACGACTAATACTTCTTGAACCTTATGTATGTTACATTCTTCAACGACCTTATGTAAGTATTTTTCCAATCGATTTTTCGCTATGTCGTAACTGTAAGAGTTGAATTTATTTTCGAATTGGGCCCCAATGTGCAAATCCGACAAACATACAACCATTTTCTTCTGAGTGATTGATTTAGGAGGAGAATGGCTGAATTGAAGGGAGGAGAAGTCGTAGTTTTGAAATGCATCTCGTATTTGTTCTGCGATAAGGGAGAAGTTGATGAGTTCTCGTTTGCCTTTGTTGATTTGTCGCAAGTACTGGATATTTTCTTGTTTCTCGTATTGGATTTCTCCAACGAGTTCTTTAATCGATTCTAACTTTGAACTCGCCACCATATCGGCGTGTTTGGCTACTTCAGGAAGCTCGCCAATCTCTTTTTGATAAGCTTTGATGAGACATCGGTACGATTCGGAGTTTTCAGCTTCTGGAAAGCCTTCCTTCTGCATAAGTGATGCGAGTAGATTCCATGAACACCTTCGAGAGGGAGAGGCTTTCTGAAGTTCTTTTTTTACTCGAACGGCTGTCTCTAGGTGATCTTTACTAACTATAATTTTTTCACCATCTTGATTCGTAAAGCTTCGCAAGGAAAATCCTCCTTTTTATCTCTGACATGGACAATAGAGAAGATATATCGATGTTAAATCTCGATCTCTTCTGAAATGGAGACAGTGACAGTTTTACCATCAAACTCTTTTAAGATATTGAAGAAGGGGACTTCAATCATCTCGTCTTTCTTTAGTTCATAAATCTTTCCTTCTTCTATTGCCAATTCACCTTTTGCAGAAAATTTATTGGTACGTTTAGCCATATTGTTCAACCTCATTCTCATTAGATTCAAAAAGGAGGAGGTGCTTTTACACACTGACCTCCGCATATCTTTCAGACTGAATCACTTCTAACATCCATGAATAAGGTGTTTGCTCTCTAGCATTCATGAGATGCTTCAATATACTCGGCGAGAAGCCTGAGACAAGTTGTACGCCTTGTTCATTCATCGTGAATGGAACGTTCGTAGTAAATGCGTTTACATTCCAGAAAACTAGATTTGGTAGATCGTAGCCTGCTTCTACAAATTTGCGCTCCATGCTCCTGAAGATATGAACTTCTGCGCCTTCCGTTGCAACATCGAACTGCATGTCCGAGATGATATATAGCTTTCTGATCATGTCTGTTTTGGGGAGCTTATTTCGAATAGCAGTTTGGAGGATTACGCTTAATGCTGATTCGATATTGGTGGATTCCACGAAGTTGTGTTTAGAAATATTCGTTACTTTATTAACGATGTTATTCCCTTGGATTTTAACTAGATTGGGGCGAGAGGAGAAACTCATAAAGTGGTCCTTAAAGGCTCCTTTGTTGCGTTCTGCGATATACATCGCTAAGGAGATGGCGACATTCAAGGGGGTCCCCATCATACTGGCTGAACAATCTGCCATGACGAGTGAGTCTTCGCTCTTTTCACCAATAAAATCAGGTAGTGCGCTCCATTGCGCTTCAAATAGTTGAATATCCTGTGGGGTGAGTGGATCTGAGGAACTCCAGTAACGATATCTTTCACTATCTAGGATTTTTCCAACAATTTCGTGAGGGTACAAGGTGTTAGCATTTACTTTTGTTTTCCCTTGTTTTAAGTTGTCAAGATAGGATCGATATCGCTCTTCATCGTGTCGATAGAAAGCATCTCGATAAATCAATCCTGCTTTGGAAGGCAGTTTGTCGTATTCAACCTCATGCCAATGCTTGGAACTCATCTTATTTTCAACAATATCGATCCTCTTACGAAGGTCGGATAACGTCTTCCGATAAGTTTTAGAAGAATAGCCAAGTGATTCACGTAGTATTTTTCCGTATTTTTTTGTTATACGGGAAGAAGCATTTTCACTCGGCATCCACTTACCAAGTAAGCTTGGCATAGCAGATGATCGATCTATGTTTAGTTGGCTTTTCACTATAGCAACGACTTCTTGTCCTAATGGTGTTTCTAGTAGTCCCCATAGATCATCCCAGCGACCGAACTTAGGGATTAGATGGAGATTTTTTAATAGCACATCTCGATCATGTAGTGCAAGATGCTCCAACGATAATCTAAAAAATCGTCTTTCACCCTGACCACCACGGATATCCCGAAGATAGAAGAGGGTCTTCATGGTTAATAGTTTGTCTTCTGCGTATGCTTGGGAAAATAACATTTTAATATCGGTATCATTCCGTTGTCTGTATGCTCCGCCCATAGAGAAAAGGTCCAGCACAGTAGACTCCGTACTTCTATATGAAACAGCACCATTTGCGGTTTGAGCTTGATTAAACTCATTTCGAAGAAGATTTAGCATTTGTTTGTCCCTTTCCCTAATGGAATAGATGTTTTGTAAATTGATATGATAGAGATAAATATAACTAGGCACGGATTGTCTTAGATGAGGGGGATTTTCTTTTAGTTTTCTATGTAGTTTGATTTGCTGTATGTGCCTCATTTGGAGAGAGGGGGGAGAGGTACTTCGAATGAGTGAGGGGACTAGACACAACCAATGAATACTTAGTAATTTTTGAGTTGTATTTTCTAATTTATATGATTTGCTGTGTGTGTCTAAAGGGTGTATTAATCTAGTTTTTTTAGCTGTTCCTTCAGATTCTTTGACGGGCTTACATGTAGTCTATAGTAGTCATCGATGTACATAGGCTCATGGGTCTGTGGATGAGCGATTTTACGACCTTTTACCTTACGAACTCCTAGAGTAAAGAGACCTTTAATTTTGATCTTCTTCTTATCTACCAGTCCAGTTGCTATTTTGTCTGATAAGACACTCATTAGCAATTCTACTTCCTTTTTCTTAATTCCTAATTCTTGAATTCGCTCATCTTGCCACACAGTGTGCGTGAGATTTTGTAGATTCACTGTTAAGCTCCTTTGACTTGAATGTGTTCAAATGGAATGGGATTAAAGTTTTCATTATAAAAATTTAGTTGGTTATTCGCGTTCATTACGATTAAAATTTTTTCCATAGAGGCTTTATTAGAGTATTGGTTTAGTGCTCCATTTGTATATTTAGCTTTGTTATATACGGCATATTCTTTTACATCTTCACTTATTTGGAGAGTGTGATTCATAAAAGTGAAAGTATTTTCGGTGTCGACGTAGCACCATTGGTAGGCTTTGTTATTTGTTACTAGCAAGTCGAACTTTTTTTCTCTGTTCATAATTTAAACCTCGATACCTAAGTCTTGTTGTTGTTCCTTTGGTAGATTAGAAAAGGGGATTTCTTTACTATCTTTACGGAAGTTGGAAAGCTTATCGACTCGTTTTTTTGATAAAACCTCTTTATCATGCTTACATTTATCTATGTTATCTTTATGCCAAACTAAGTAGTTGGCAAGTGAATCGAGGAAGTACTTGGTGTTATTGTTAAACCATGCATACTTATCCTTTGTTATAGTGTCAATCCATTCGCATTTCAATTTCTCCACTATCTCTTTTTTCTCATGTATGTTTAAATGTTGGTCTAATTCAACTACTTCTCCGTTCGGCAATATTATTTTCATGATATAAATCCCTTCATATATATACCCCTTTTGAAGCGACTTTTTTGTCACTATTAAGGAAATATTTTTATTCACTCCTTATATTCAGCTTACTTGTGCAATTCGGTTGACTATTCGACCCAATACTCGATACGCTGTTTTAGTTGGATAAAGTTGAGTTTTCTTGACCACATCAAAAACGGAATAGCCTTTAAATAAATAGTTTAATAGCGTTAGTTCCTTTTTGCTGAATCTACACTTTGCAATGGCGAGGTCCAATGACATATAGGTGGCAACCATCTCAATATCGATAGTAGATATAGTACTTGTTGGAAGTATGCTGGGGTTATATGTGATATCAACCTGATCCCGAAAAAAAATGAGATGTTTTACTACAATTGGATTGGTTAAAGTAAGCTCTTCTATTATCCCTTCTTTTTGAGATAGTTTTTTTGTTAGTGTTAGCAATTTCTAGTTCACTCCTTGTTAGAAGATTTTTTGGTTGTGTTGGAATTGGATCAAATTGAAAAGTGAACTATGCGGTATGAATGTTACGGTCGGAATGTTTATGGGGCTTACTAAATTGATGTAGTAATTCAGGTAAAAAACTTCGTCTTTCTAAACTAGCAAATCTAGAGACTCCATGGTTAATCGTTTTTGCTTGTCCTAAAACCAACAATTGATTCTTGGCTCGAGAGAAAGCGGTGTAAATTAAATTTGCATTGAGTTGGTAGGCCATTGACTCATCAAGAATGACGATTACAGCTTTATACTGACTACCTTGGCTCTTGTGTATCGTTAATGCCCACGAATGAACTAAGTGCTTTAATACATTGCTAAACTTTACTTTCACCTCTACACCATCAAAGTCTACAATGATGACCTTTTCATCCTTCAGAATATCGACTATTTTTCCTGTATCTCCGTTCAAAACCTCACATTTTTCTCCACCTATTGCTTCCATTTCATATGAATTTACAATATTCATTACCAAATCATCCACACGGAATCGAGTAGTAGAGCTTTTACCAAATGCGATTTCTTTTTTCATGGGGCTTGCAGGATTAACTAGATTCTGGATTTCTTGATTGATGATGGCTGTCCCTAGTATGCCTTTTTTAGTAGGGGAGAGGATTACGGTATCCTCTGGGGCGTATTGTTCCAAAAGCTTACTATAGTGTTGTAAATATCGATTTTGAATGTAAGGAGGATCGACTAAATGGAATAGACAATCATTGCCAAAAGAGATTTGACCTTTTGAGTGATCCTTTAAAAAGTTGGTTCCATTTCGAACATGGGTTGCTACATTGAGAATGCCATCATCTTCTTGACGGAAGAATTTTTCTAATTTCGAAGCGGTGATACAGTGACTATGTATGGCATCATAGAAGAAGTTTCCTGCTCCTATACTGGGGAGTTGAAAGTCATCTCCTACAAACAAAATTCGTACATTTGGATTATCAATCGAGTCAAATAACTGAGCTAAAATAAAAATGTCACACATACTGGACTCATCAACGATGATGATGTCTTCTTTAATCTTTCCCGTAGCTTTTTCAAGGAACTTACTCGCTCTAATTTTTCTATGTATGGTGGATGCTTGTTCTCCCGTATAATGGCTCATCACTTTACTAGCTTTTCCAGTAGGAGCTAGAAGGGCAACCGTAAGATTTTTCTTTTTTACTAGCTCTAGTAAGATGCGTTGAATCCAGCTCTTTCCCATCCCTCCTCCTCCAATTAAGAACAGAATATTGTTGTTGTTCCAGTCATGGAAGAATTTGCGTTGATGGTGATCAAGTATGATTCGATGGCTTGTACAATAATTGTCCAAGAATGCGTCTATTTCTTTTGGAGTAAAAATCTGTTTGGATTGAGTCTTGATTTGGTTCATTTTCATGGCTATTAACTCTTCTTGCTTATAAAACTCTCGCAAGGTATATCGATTTCTCTTTTTGACGATATCTGGTGTCCCTTCCGTCAGCAAGGTATCTATATAAGATCGATCAATGGACAAATATGTTGCACAACGATTAAGTAGTGTATCATAGTCAATCCAAGTATGACCTTTGACACTTTCTTCTTGGATCACGTACTTAATGCAGGCTTCAATTCTTAAGGGACTTGTTAAGCTATGCCCCATAGATTTTGCAATTTCGTCTGCCTTGGGGAAACCAATCACTCCAGTTAGCAAGTACGGATTATTCTCAATTAGATCAATGACAGTCTCAGTGTTTGTATATTTTTTAAATATATCGGCTACTAAATGATATGGAATCCCGTTCCGATGAATAAATGTAGATATTTCATTTATGGTTAGTATCTCATTTACTTTTGTATAGATTGTTTCAAAAGCCTTTTTCTCCATCCCTTTGATCTTACGATAGTCAAATTTATCTTCTTTGATTAGCGAAATAATATCTTCCCCATTGTAAATCTCAAAAATATGATTCAGTTGAGCAGAAGGGAGGAATGACTTAAAAAATAGTTTCTGTTCTTCTTTGGATTGAGGGAGTAGTTGCGTGAGATTCAATACAATGTAACTTCCTTGATACTTACCATTTGGATCTTCTTTTAGTGAAACGCAGTATTTCTCACCTAGTTTAAGTTGGGGCATAGTGCCTTTAATACTAATCGTTCCATATTTGTTTAGGGTGATCTTGTTAGCAGACCTCGAATGAACTTGGCAAGCAAAGATGCCATAATAGTTTTTTTCATCGAAATACAGTTTTTTATTTGGTATTACTATGATTCTATTCGACATATCGTCACCTCTATATTAATATTATATGATTATTTTTATGTACTTGTCAAACGAGGCTATTATGTTAAATCTGATAGTTAGTTTAGATTTTAGTTTTGTGAAAGTCTATTTTTATGTAAGTGATCCTGTTTTAACAATGGTTTAACGGCGTATGAGGTTGAGTTTTCATTGAAGGAAATATCTTTAAACTTAATGTAGAAGATTCAATTGGGTCTTTATAAGTACATAAAAATAATCGTATAATATAAAGAGTATAGGGAGTGGTGATCTTATGAGCTTTCAAAATAACTTACTACAGTTAAATGGCAGTACTGGAAGTAGCATATGGGAATGTATTAAAACATTTTTAGAGAGAATTGAGCAAAATAGTATTCATACAAGGACTTCCTATGAGGTTGCGATAAGAGATTTTTTCATGACAATGTGTCGCAAGGCAGTAGATGATCTAGTAGAAGGGGATTTGGTATTCACGAAAATGCAGATTGAGTCTTATCAGGTACAGCTCCGACAACGATATAAAACTGCAACAGTCAATTCTCGTCTCTCCGCTCTGAAAAAATGCTATAAGAAATTAGCAGAGTACGGTTTTGATGTGAAACCATCATGGTTTGAAGTGGAACGATATGCTGAACATGACAAGGTATCCTATGATCCTATGACACATTTAGAAATCATAGAAGCTATCAAATTAGTTGGTACAACACGTAAGGGATTTGAAAAGGGGCTGTTAATTCGAGTGGCATATGCTACTGCATTTCGAAAAGACTCTATCCTGAATTTGACTTGGGACAGTTTAATCGAACGTGATGGGGTATGGTTCTTAAGGACTCTTGGCAAAGGGAACAAATGGGATTACAAAAAAATCTCATCTGATCTTCATGATGCGTTGATGAAGCAAAAAGAATTGGTAGGTGGAGAAAAAATTTTTCGACTTACTAATAAAAGTGTGAATAGGTTAATCAGCTATCTAAGAGATAATATGGACTTCCAAGACAGGAAGATCGCCTTCCATTCGTTTAAAAAATCAAGTATTAATGAAGTTGCTGTGATAACGAACTATGACTTGAAAGCCATGCAACAACAGGGGAATCATGCCTCTATTACGACCACTCTAAATGATTATATGGCGAAGAAATCACTTGACGATTTAGTTATCGTCGATGTGAATAATCATATACCCATTGAAAGATTTGATGATTTATCACATGAGCAGTTGTTGAATTTAGTAAAACAAGCAGATAGGAGTACCCAGATTAAATTACTGCAATCTCTGGATACGCTTGATTTGTAAAGGGAAGAGATAAACCTATTTTGACTGTAGATTGTATAAAAAAATATGATGGATGATTTCATTACTTAAATAATAGGTACGTAAAATCAATTATAAAATATATATATATTATTTTAAAACTGATCTTACGTACCTATTGAACAGAACAGGACTGAAACCATGTTGGTATTAATGCTGAAAGAGGCTGTAGAACGGTTTGGAACGAAAGCACAAAGAAACTGTATTGCTAACGGTCGTAAATGGAGAAAGGAAAGCAATGATTGTCTTCTGAAATCGATGAAGCAATATTATGGTGTTGTTAAGGAAGAAAAACGTGGACGTAATAAGGTGTTTGTTTTAGAGGAGCCATTTGAGAGTGTTGTGGAGCGAAGGGATCAACGCCGAAATAATGGAACTGTAGTACCTTACAACGATGCATTATATAATCTAGTTTTGGATTACTTTTTTACATATTGCAGGGATAAGTTCATATCAATGTCGTTGAATCAATGGTTGACTCAAATAGGTTTTGTGAATATAGAGATAATCAGTGCTTCAAACAATGATCTAACCATGATTGAACATATTGGGAAGCTGAAGGAAAAATATCATAGTGCTTTTACTGAGGATGATATTGTGGTTTTACGTCATTTTGTTTTAACTGAGCTGAATCGCTTAAGACGGGGGTTAACTTCTGTTTTTACTAGGCTTTCTGAGGAGAATATCATCCTTTACCGTAAAGAAATGTATGCTTGTCAGTTAGAGGACGAAGAGCATAGAGCTCTATCTAATCTTGAGGTTCAAGAGATTTCAAACTTAAGAAAAGAATTATGTTTGAAGCATGGAGTTTCTCTAACAGATCTATCTTTCAAGCATTTTCATCCTGCCGTTAATGCCTTTAAGAAGGAGTATGATGAGTTGTTGATGGGAATGGGTATCAAATACTATTATGAATCACACGGTTGTGTCATACAGGTTCCAGAATTACATTTTGGTGATTTGGAGGAGTTATATACTAAGCATAGACTAAGCCAGATTGACCGTGATAACATGTTTGAGGTTTTTAAAGAGCAATATGCAAAGCATTCGTTAACCTTGGCAACAAAAAGACAGATGCGAAAAAACAAATCGGACAATAAATATATTGTGCAACTGAAAGTGTTAGAAGACTATGTACCCATGTGGGAGATGTTATTGATTTTTTATGATTTAACAAACCATATCCAACCTAAGTACACTGAATTCGATTAAAACAGTGAAATAGAATAAGCCGACCCCTAGAAGGATCGGCTTCGACTTTTTCGTAACTCGTCGGTTTGAGCAAGTTGGTTTTCGATCATTTGGGATAACCCTAGCAAAATCCCTCCACCCACGGCTGATCCGATCCACCACATAAGGGCTATAGACCATACAAACGTGGATTTTGTTGTGGGACCCAATTCTGGGAATACTTGACTTGGTGTCACAACAGATACGTTTGCTAATAATAGACCCGCCATGAAACCTATAGCCATGACAGCAAGCCCTATTCTATAGAGCCACTTTTGAATTTTCACTATAAATAACTCCCATACTAACTTAGATTTCTCGACCGCTTTTCTATATTTTCCTTTGTAAAAAAGCAAACCATCAACCAAATCATGTGAACTACAAATGCGATAAGCCACATAGCCGCTACACTGATCATGGGATATAGACCATGTGGGTCCATTAATCCCAGAAATAAAAATGATGGAGGAATTGGCATTAGATATACTAGCAAATGCTTGTATTTACTTTCGATATAAAGTGTAGTGAGTGATAGTAATATAACAAGATAGTAACAGACAAACAAGAGATGTAGATCCGAAGATGATCCTAACTTCAAATATTGTCTAATATGCAAAGAGCTCACTATGACAAGCAGAATAATTCCCATATACATAAGACTTCGTTGAATACGGATTATCCTCACCCTTTCTATAAAATCTGTCAGTTGTACCAAGTAAACACTCACTGCCAATCTTGGTCGTCAACCACCCACTCCCCTTTTTGTTTATAGTCACTATATTACGATAAATATAACTAAAAAATCAATAAATATTTATAATAAAAATTATCATATCATTATATATCTGAATATATTTATGTTAATATTTAATAATATCTGAGAATGTGTATAAGATAGGGAGCGTGATGAAATGAGCTTTTCTTATAGAATCCCTTATGCAATCTGTTGAAGAGAGGTTTAGCCAAGTGAAGGGAGATAATTATGTAGTTCCAGCTTCATGCCACATTTAGATGTTAAATTGGAGATGGAAATGGTATCTCCTTATCCGAAAGCAAGGAAGAGGGGTTCGCAAAATGACTATATTTCATTCTGTATTTAAATTTTTCTATTCATAATAATATGATATAATGGATCTATCATTCGACAACATTGGAGGTCTATATGAAACGAATTTTGACAATCTGTATCATTAATTGCTTGCTCATTTTGGCTCCTGCCAATACATTTGCTTCACCGCCTACTGGAGATGGAAAAGTCTATTACTCGCACATGATCCAAGATGGAACGGTGAATCACGAGCCGATCTTTCGCTATTTTCTCAATGTAGCTAATCCTGATGGGAGTGGAGGACGCACACTCAGTCCTAAGTTAGATCGGATATGGGACGTATCTCCAGATGGGAAAAAGGTATTACAGAATCAATATGTATCGCCTTTTGAAAATAACAATATCATTCTATCGAACACGAATGGAACAAGACCAAAGGTCTTGACAAAAGGGCTCTTTGCTAAGTATTCAGGGAACGGAAAAAAGATCGTATTTATTCGCTTCTGCGATGACACTCACTCAGATGATGTCTTTCTCATCAACACTGATGGAACAGGAGAACGCAGACTCACTCATACTCTAGACAATGAATCAGACGCAACGAGTAATTTTGATGGATCTCAAGTACTGTACGCAACTTGGCTCGGACAAGGGGAGACCTCAACTAGACATTTCAATTTGTTGAAAACCGATGGTTCTAGTGAACCAAGGGATATCCTAATGGGGCAAGATGATACAAGTCCATCCCTTTCACCTGATGGAAGTAAGATTGTGTTTGCCAGAAGCTTCTCAGAAAATGGAGACACCCAATCGGATATCTATATGAAAAGTCTACTAGATGGAATTGAGCAGAATCTAACGAAAGACTTTGATGAATTTGCCTATTGTCCCTTATGGTCCAATGATGGATCAGGTATCTTGTTCTCCGATATGAGAAATTCTTTTCAATCCACACCTTTTTACACCATGAATGCAGACGGAACCCATATTCAAAAGATTGATAAGCCGAATCAAAAGGGAATAGAGCCACTTCGCTGGATCAAATAGCCACATATAGAGGGGACCTTCCTTGATACATTCGGAGGTCCCTTTCCTTATGGGAATCGAAGAGCAACTATCATAATACATTTAATATACTAAAAAGTTTCCTTTATATTAAAAAGGGAATCTATAAGACGTAAGCACATCAAACAAATAAGGAGGTTGTGGCTATCATGCAATATTTAGATCGTATTGTTTATCGTGGAAAGGCTTATTACAACATTTCGGAGGAATTTTTATGAATTTGTTAGAGAAATTGCTATCGTATTTCAGCAGTGGGGATTTTATCATACAGAAAACATCTAAACCTGTGTCTCATTCGAAGGACTTGGTTGAGGAGATCGTTCGCCAGACAATGAGATAACAGCTTTCGAGTTGCCTAATCGACGTAGGCAACCTTTACATATAAAACAGAGAAATTGAGGAATATACTTGAAAAAACCATCTTTAATCGGACTTATCACAAAACCGAAAGAACAATTTGAGGCGATGAAGAGCAACCCCGCTATTGCTTGGATTCCATTAACAGTATTGTCTCTTCTGACTATGGTGGTATACGTTTTTCTAGATGAGCCTTCATTCTTCACATTTGCAGGCAATTCTGGAGTGCATATCGCACTCGTTGGAGTGTTGGCCTTATTCGTTTTCATGATTATGTATGTGTTCATTGTCTTATCAATCATGATCATGTCATGGATTACGCAAGGGATCGTCAAGCTATTTGGTGGAAACATCTCATTTAAGCATTCATTCTCGCTAAATATGAATCTCTGGTTTATTTCGCTATTGGGTCTAATAGGGAGCCTTTTACTTACGTTTCTATTCCGAACTAATCCAGAGGTACACTATACCAGTTTTGCCAGTATGCTCCCTGTTAAGGGCTTCTGGGCAGGGGTTCTAAGCTGTGTTGATCTATTCGAAATATGGTTTACCACTCTCTTTGCAATGGGTCTAGCGACCTTAACCAATCTATCGCCTAAGAAGTCATGGATCATTGCCATTCTATTTTGGATGATATCGGCTGTTTGTACAGGATTAGTTAGTACATTGTAGTGTGTAGTCTATATAAATAAAAAAGCAAGGGATACTCCAATAATAGAGATCCTTGCTTTTTTTCATGTTGTGAAAGGCACAGAATAGCTCTCTGTAAGTATGTTGATAGAGGGGAGTTTAAATAGATAATCCAGAAAAATAGATAGATTCGCACGAAAGAAGTATGTCTATAAAGGGAGTTATGATCGTAAAAATTAAGCAATAGATAATATATTAGATCAAATAAGTGCGTCACAAATGTCTCAATAGAGAATGCTTTCTCGTGCGAGAAAACGTGCGATTAAGAGGTTAATTACCATTTATAGGATAATAGAAAAATGATTTTTAGATCTGAGACCTCGATTTGATAATAGGGTGTGGGAGTGGTACAGCTCCCCTGTCCTCTGCCGAATCGGTCATTTGAAAAGGTCAAAAAGTACCCCTATAACGTACATTATAGGGTACTTAGGAATAAATGAGATCGAAAGGAGGGTATAGGGGAGGGGGAGTTTTGGAGTGAATGAGACGGGTGACGGTCAAAGGGGTATTTGTTGATTTCCATAGTTTGGATATTGTTACTAGCTGTTTCACAACAAGGAGACACACACGATCTATTTAATATAACAAGTTCCAAAAACTGTAAGTCACCAACATTGTCACCACCACCAATATAACCCAATCTATATAACTACTATATACACAGTTAAAAGGCATCCATAGGACACCTTTTAACTTAGATATAATTGTCATTATTTTAAGCTAGTTGAAATATTCCAGCCACAAACCACTTTCAATTTCAATGAACGTCCCATCCATCTCCATATCTCGTCCGACTCTCTCCCAATCAATATACCAAGATAAAGGATTGTTGTCATCAAAGCTTCCACACTCTTCATGCCATGCACAAGCAATGTCACTCATGCTATCCTCATTCCACAATCGATAATTGTAGTCCTTAACATCGTCAACAGCTTGATCTATCGTAAGACCAATATCATCCATTAGGATAATAGCAACCTTCTTTTCTTCCTCTTCCAGCTCGTCCAACTTTTCGGCAATGTCGTTAAGCTTATATATACTCTCGTACTCTTCGATTCTAAAGGGTGCTTCATAATCATGTATTGCAAACTCTTCATAACAAACGCCGTTTACCTCTAATCCATGGTGGTAATCTCCACTATCATCCAGATAGCCTAAACCGATTTTACAAAACACTTCTTGAAAATTGTCATCAACTGGTAGCTCTACCCATTCGCCGACCAGTTCCCCCTCGCTGTATTTTCCTAAATTGGCAATGTAGATATTGATATCTGTATCCATATATCATTTCTCCTCTATAGGTTGATTGTTTAGCAGATCTTTGTAATCGTTGGTACTAAAATAAGTGACTCGGGACAAATACAACAAATACGTAGCTAGATACAGGGTTCTGTCTCTTGTCGGTTCGGTCTCGAAACCCTCCATGTTTTCCAAACGGCTATAAACAAGATGCTTTTTATCTTCGGATAGGCTCCATTGCTCGATCCTAACAGGCAAGTGAAATGCTTCTAATTCACTTTTGTTTAAGCGCTGAACTTTACTATCTGTATACACTAACCATTTAGAAGAGTCTTGCTTGATCTTCTTTGATATTTCACAGTAGTAATAACCGCATCCATTGTCAGGATGAAAATACTCAACATCCTTAAAAATCTCAATATAGGACCTATCACGGTTCATTTTTCTTCCCTCCAAATAGTACATTTAGATATACGATTTATTTTATGTACTTTAATTATTATGTTAGACTCTCTAATTTCTCTTGTCAATATATTTATATAAAGAAATTAACTATTTTATATAATTAAATTGAATATTGAATAATCTCATATATTCGTGGGTCCCATGAGTTTGAAACATGTATAACCGCATAGGTTAAATGTAGGAAATCTATAATTAATATAATTAACAGGTTTCTGTAAAAGTTGCTAAGTCTATTATGTGTTCAAAAAGAGAGATGGTAGTAAATTCGAGAGAGTCAATAAAGTGTGGAGTTGACAAAGGAAATTGGTAGTAGAAGATGAAAAGGGATAATGCTGGTGTGCTTAGTGATTATGACGGTCAATGTCTAGGTGTTTCATGAAATAAGTCAACCTATCTATTAATAGCTAGTGTGATGCCGCAATATTAATTTGCATCATTCAAATGTCGTTAATTTGTAGAGGGGTGGATTATTAAATAAAAACATGTATAGGGCTTATTCTATACATGTTTTTTTATTCTATCTTTCTCACATTACCAAGGCTATGGAAGATTGATAATTGAATAGATCGGAATGATGGATAGTCTTATCTGTATTAGGATAGATGTCATGTAAGATCGAATATTTGCAGTTATATCATCTAATACGCCCAAAACTGAATCAAAAAATGGATAAGTAGTGTTCATCGAAAACAGTCTCCCCCTATTGTTCCGTGTCCCTATCAATAGTTAGAATAAAAATATTTATACAAACATATTGACAATAGTTGATTGAGAGTTTAATATACTAAACAAGTACATAAAATAAGTTGTATATTATTATATAGATCGGGGTTGTTGTTATGGGTAAAGTGATAATCAAAAATCCGTTCGAAGAGTATCAAGTTGTTGAGCTAGACCGTGAGGAAGTGGGTTTGAAATTTCTGCAAGAAACAGTAGAAGGGCTTGTAGAAGTAGTTGAGTTACCCAACGGGTACGATCTCTGGATCAATGAAGAAGGGAAACTTGATAGTCTTGACCCAAACTGTTGGTTAGTGTCTTTTAAAAAGCATCGGGGAGAATTGCTTATGGGAAAGGATGTTCTAGCTGGAACGCTAATTATCTGTAAGCATGACGACGAAGGGAGAAGCATTTCGTTAACTGATGAGGAAGCGCATGATGTTTTGCGTAATCTAAAATACACTGTGGTTCCAGTAACACGAGAGAGAGCCGAAAGTATAAACTTGGAGGACTATATGTCAATAAGGGTTGAGAGTTTTGACTCTGAAAGTTATGAAAGTCTATTTATAGAGGGGAATCCTTTTAAACTCTTTCCAGATTTAGGTGCTTTTATATCAAATCCAAACCGTCCAAGCAGTTTATATATTTTATTCAAAGATGAAGATGAAGAAGGGATCGATTTATATGAGAGGGACTAACTCCTCTCTCTTCAAAAAATGATTTAAATGGCGATGAAATGCACACAGGAACAAAGATGATTAAAAAAGCAGATGTATCCAGAGGGGGACTAACATATGCCAAAGTTTCTAGTTGATTATGATGTTACGTTTTATGATTCTGCATCTTTTCTTGACTGGAGCAAAGAACAGTACGTTGTTATAGGTTCGCAACAGATAGTGCTAACAGATGTGGAAGGCGAGTTAGACAAAAAACTTTCTCTATACACAAAAATCCCTGAGAAATACCGTGTTTTGTCGGAACACATACAAAAACATTATGGCAAACAAGGCTTTAAGGATAAAAGTATTTACTTTCAGATCAAACAGTTTGAACGTCTGGAAGATGTATCATATGAAGGCGAATTGATACGAAGAGATGAATAAAAGAGCATTTTTATACAGTTGCACTCTGGAAGAGCTTTAGAAGAATAGCAGTGTTCGGTCGCATTTACTACATAGGGAGGTGAGGCAAAATATGAGATTACGAACAAGAATGGTCGGATGATAGAGTCATGGTACAAAACAACGTGTACATGACCCTCTTAAGAAATGACATTTTAATAAAAGGAGCTGTGACAAATGAGAATCTTATACTTTGAAGGTGTTGGAAACCCATTTTCATCTGAAGTGGTAGGAGATTTGAGAAACTACCGAATTCGTACTGCATTTTCTAATCTGGACGGGATTGCATATTATGTGGAATTAAGTGCAACTCCTCGTTACAAGAAAAATAGTTATAAGGAGATAAAAGATCAAGCAAGGGCTTTATCTGTACCACACTTATATAAGATTGGTGATGTTGTTGAAGGTCTTAAACAGTGCCATGAAGTAGAGAGGAACTTTGATAAAATCTATAAATTGGATTATACAAAAGCAAGCATTACAGAATGGATCAATGAAGTTGTAAATTGCCAGTTTGATTCTGTTGAAGTGCTGGATGAGTTCTATGGCTACGATGTCTACAGGGAACGGGATAAGTATGACCTAATTGATAATTTTGATGTGAACCATGAATTAGCATCTCGACGAAGAGAAGCATATCGAAAGATAGATGATATGTATAAAAAGGCATTAAATGAAAGATTTACTGTAATTACACTTCGAGAAATGGATGAAAATAGTATCACAATTCGATGTCATGCAAGTGAGGAGGCCTTAAGAAGAAGCGGCTTGCCTAGATTTACAACAATAGCAGTCTAGCATTAAAGATTTGTGTTGTTGCGGTTATAATGCAATAGGAACAAGTAGGTGAATCGAATGTGAAATAAGATGTGTGATTTTAGGAGTGGAGCCCTCAAGGATAGCTATAAATTATGGAATATTCAATATAAAGGAGGGATTCAAAAATGAATACAGATAAGCCAACAGTACGATTACTCGGGCAAGACGGGAACATTTATAACCTGATGGTGATTGCCCGCCGAGCATTGAGAGAAGCAAACATGGACGAGCAAGTCGTCTCCATGATAGAGGAGGTGGAAAATAGCGATAGTTATAACCAAGCCCTATCCATTATAGGGAAATACGTCGAAATCGAATGATTGAAATGAAAGTAGTCCCTCATCATTGTATGTGGTGGGGGGCTACCAAAAAGAAATGATGTGCAACATGAGAGAGGAGTTGGAGTATATGTCACCTAAAGACCTAAACAAATCATCTAAACCTCAAAAAGATTTAACAGGTAAAGTATTTGGCAGACTAACTGTCATAGAAGATGCAGGAGTGAAAAATCGCAGTCGCTACTGGCATTGTAAATGTACCTGTGGGAATACGAAAGCTATACGCGGGAGTAGCCTCGCTAACGGAGAAACTAGATCGTGTGGATGTTTACAGGTAGAGAGTGTGCGAAACCGAAACGTGGTCAATGATGTACACGCAGGAGATCGTTTCGGTTTGCTTGTGACTATCGAGAGAAAATCCAATACGTTGTGGAGATGTCAATGTGATTGTGGGGAACAAAAGGATGTACACTCATTTGACTTGAAAAGAGAACATGTCAAGTCATGTGGCTGTTTAAGAAAATCAAACGTTCAAATTTCAATGCAAAATTATCGGGAGAAAAATAATAAAGCGGGCGCACATGTGCCTTCTCTTAAAAGAAAAGTTGGAAGCAACAACTCAACGGGGGTAAAAGGCGTTGGTAGGATGGAGTTGCCAAACGGTAGTATAAAGTACACCGCTTACCTCACGATCAACGGAAAAACATACCGAGCAGGTTATTATGATACTATAGAGGATGCTACTGCGGCACGGAAAGCTTTAGAAGAAAAGCATCATAAACCGTTTCTAGAAAATAATTGACATTCCTACTGACAACCCCAATAAGGTTACTCTGATTGAAAGTGTACAAGCTCTTGTAGGGAGTCAACCTAGTAGCCCCCTACATATTCCAAAGTGGATAAAAGGTTACTTTTATTATGTTTTTTCAAAGGGAGATGCCATGTTGACAGAAGAGGAGATTGTTAGGATCGCTAATGCCTTTTTTGAAAAAGAGTACAAGCTGAAGCTCATGATCCCGATCGTGAGTAACGGCAGAATTAAAAAAGTATTAGGGAGTTTTTCACTGTGATGTTGTTAACCGCATCCCAGTAAAGATTGACATCTCTAAAAAGCTTCTTGTTTACGGGTCTGATGAGGAAATATTAGATACCGTATATCATGGGTTAGTTCATTACGCATGTTTTATGTTGCAGAAGCCGTTTAGAGATGGAGAAGTTTATTTTGAAAGTGAATTGCGAAGGCTTGGCATTTCGGGCACCAAGACAACCTTATATCAAGGAGAGGGGTATTTATACCATTGCTCGGGATGCAACGTATATTTAGGTGGTACTCCACGAAAAAGAAAAATTGAGAAATATCTATCAAAATGTTGTTCGAAAAAGTTAATATGTTTAAAAGGGGTAGTTCATCAGTAATCGTTGCACGACATAAATGTATTATGAAAACGGCTACCTACAAATACGAAGAGGAGTTTTTATAATGAAAACAGATTTGATTAAGTTGCTAGATATTTGTAAGGAATTGGTTGAAGAAAGAACTAGTGATGAAGCTCTGGCTCAATATACAGAATCATATAAATGCTTTGCTGAGCTTATCAACTATTTGGATGATGATCAGATTCAAACTTTTTTTGGAAAAGTTTCCATCAAGAATGGTTTTAATGGTAAGGTAGAGGAATTGAATGCAGGCTTGAAACAGATGGAAGACTCCGATATATGGGACAAGCTAGATTTCAAAATGCGGAGAGGGGTCACTCTGTTTGCAAGAACTAGAGGCATCCTTAAGTCTACGCTTGAAGAGGAAATTTGCCATATCACAGACAAGGTCAAGGCATAAATAATAAGTACGTCAAAAGGAGAATACAACTTGAACCGTACAGAACAGAAAGAAAGATTGACAGATATACTTGTATCTATGGAAGAAGCAAGAAAAGAGTTAAATGAGAAGAAGCCTAGTATTCTTGAAAGTATTGACCAAAGTGGATGAATTGGATGAAGAATTGCAAGAGCTTGATATACAGTCTTGGGATACTGACCAATTGAAGCAAGAGATTATCTCGGGTGTATTGGAAGAATGTATAAATGATGTATCCAATGAAGTAGAGTCATTTTCTTCGGAACTGAATGAGTATATGGATGAACTTTCCGAATCCAGAAGAGAGAAAATAGAGGAGAGGTATTGTGATCTAGATGAAGTAACCGAAATTCTGAGCGATCGCGACTATGATGATTTAGATGATGTATTTGATAGAATTGATGATGCAGAGCGTATGTTGGAAGAGATGTTGAAATAGCTCTTGTATAATTGGATTGGACGAAAAACTTTCTATTTGTTAATAAACAGCACCCCAATTGTTGGACATGAAATGAAACCCAACAGTTGGAGGTGCTGTTTTATATAGTTAAATGGTTAGAGAAATTATGCTATATGAATATATTAGAAACCTGATTTTCCTGAAGTGTATAAATTAACTTTCTGATAAACGAATGGAGGCTGATATTAGAAATATTTTACATAGATTTGGATTGTGGTTTGACATTAAACTTTTCTTGTCATATATTCAGTTTATGTAATTATTTTTCTGTACTTAGGGAATACAGACGATGAGATAAACGATTTAAGAGTGGGAGATTAAATAAAACCTCAAGATATTACAGTAGGATGAATTCAGTTTATTTAATTATTTTTCGGTACTTCATTGAGATAAATGATAGTGGGAGTGGGTTGTTGAATGAAGTCAAGAGATGTTACGGGTGGAAAGAATGGTTCCTTATATAATGAAGAGATAAAGCATCTATTTTTTGATAGTTTATCTTCAAATCAAGACACAGTAAAATATTATACTAGGGTATTGTTAATTGCATCTGCATTGGAACGAATGTTGAACAAAGATCTTAATCAGTTTACATTTGAAGAAATAGAAAAGGTTTTATATAGTTTTAAATCGAATAATCGCAATACTATTGTATCATATGGACGTGTAATTTCAGGTTACTTGAAATGGTGTGTTCAAAAAGGATTGGCTACTAGCAATCTATTGGAACAGTTAAAACCCGATGATTTTATGAAGTATGTGGTCAATCAAGAAGTTTATCTAGCAGAGGGCCAGTTGCGAAGAATTGAGGACCAATGTGACAATTATCAAGATGCTGTTATATTTCGCCTGCTCTTTGAAGGAGTCGGAGGAAAGGAAATGAGCGAGATACGGAATTTAAAAATTGACGATGTTGATATTCATAATCATACAGTACAATTAATTAATAGCCTTGTAACTGATGATAAAGGTTTGCCTGTGAGATTTAAAGAACGGACTCTGAAAGTGGATGAGCGTACTATTGAACTAATTATGGGCGCACGTATTCAAAAGAGTTATAAGACAAGAGACGGATCTATTGAGGATTTGGTAGATAATACATATGTTGTTAGAAGTGTGGCTCTTAATAGTAACTCCAATTTTAAAAATTCGCCACTGGAAATACAAAATATATATAAAAGGATAGACAGTGTTATGAGGAAAATGAGTATTGATAATATAAAGCCGAAGCTGATTCAGCGTTCTGGTATGATGCGTTACGCAAATCAGATTATTGGAGATGCCAAGGAACTTACTCTGAACGATCTTAAAATTGTTGCCGATCGTTTTAACTTAACATCATACCATAACTTAAAGGGCTTTTTAACAATGGATAATATACGAAAAATCTATCCTAAATAAATTTGCATTTTTAAAATGTCTCCAGACCAAAAGATACTATTGTGATCACAATAGTATCTTTTGGTCTGGAGACATTTAGATATCTTTGGGGAATGTTCTAAATCTAATAACAATCCTGAGATAATTCTTTTTAACCGATCACAGTGTGTAATCTATTATAATAAGTAAAAATTATATGTTAATGTTTGTTGACTGCAAAAAAAAGGTATATAATTAATTGGAAGTAGATTTATAATGAATGAATGTTCATTGTTATAGTGAAAAAATGTACGAGAGAATCTCATACTATTTTTATGTGAAGGAGAATCTCATGTTAATTAAAGCAAATGATGATTGGGAAAATCTTATCAATGACTTATGTTTACCATCAATTGCGCTTCTATTACTAAAAACAAGCGGAGAACGTGAATATTTTTACAGAAACTACTACGGAACCAATATGCATGCTATTGAGGATTTAATGGATTACAGGGAGTATAGAATATCGAGCTCTAGTATAACGCTTGAAGAGTTTTTAAAGCTCTGTAACAACAAAGGAATTTCTATAGCTTTTGAAGCAACGTTTCTATTGCAATTTGAAGTGACTGATATATCCTTAATTAAACAATCTCTCAATAATGGCAAGATTACACTTGAGTGTATCTTTGAAAATTTTAAGAAGAACAAGAATTTTAGCATTTTAAAGTACATACTGTAGGTGTTTGACTGGCACATAAAAATAATGATATAATAAAAGCATGAAAATCATTCTTTATGGAAAGAGCTAATTATACTCTTTCCATAAATTTTTAGATTATGTACATAAAATTAATTATATAATAACTGGTGGTGTATTGATGGCAAATGAATTGAAGCAAACTAAAAATGAATTTAAGTTAATGGGTAAATTAACTAGATTAGATCGACAAGGGGCTTTTAACGAAGAAGTATCTGCGCAAGGGAAACGAAAAGGAGAGACGTATCGAAAATTACGTTTTGGAGTAAAGACTTCTGAAACCAATGAGATCCTAATTGAAATGCATGATTATCAACCAAAAGAAGTACATCTATGGAATCAAAAATTGGCAAATGAAGCTAAAGTAAAAAAGGTTAAATACAAAGGAGAGATGGTTGCCTATGGCGAGTGGATTAAGAATAAGAAGAAACTAGAAGCAGATGGATATGAAGTTCTCCAAACTAAGATTTTTGTGAGTGATGAAGAAACGGGAAGAATCGTTAAGGAAGGGATGCCAAGATATACTGCTTCTAAATACATACATGATTGTTTCAAAAATGGCGACTCTGTTCTAATAGAGGGTGAAATCAACTATAGCGAATATGAAAGTAGAAATGGTGAAAAAAAAAGAAGTAGAAACTTTTGGATCAAAAGAATTACAAAACAGAAAGAAGACATAGAATTTGATTCAAATGAATTCAAAGAACTTTCATTTTTTGAACAAGCAATGGTGTTCATTGGAGTAGAGTTAGATAGAGATAATTCAAAAGCTTATGTGACAGGGCGTATGATTGATAAAAGAACAAACTTTGCTGATAGTGAATTTGCCCTCGATTTTTCAGATGGTAAAGGTGGCATAGATGAAACAATGTACCGATTGGCATCAAACCTCCAAAAAAAGTTTCATTTTGGTGATGTAATAAAAATTGACGGTAATATAGTGAATCGAGTTATTATCCAAGAAGATTTTCGTGAGGAAGAGGATTTGTTGTTAGCTTTAGGAGGGCGAGCAAAACCGAACCATGCACGTTCTTGGTCCTCTAAGTCATACATAAGCGAATTACAGATAGAAGGTGTTCGAGCATGGGACAAAAAAGTGTATCAGGAAGAAGATTTCGTGAAGGATGTACTTTTTGGAGAGGACAAGCTGGTAGAAGAATTAGGTGGTAGAAGTAGCAGTAGATCAAACCCGTTTAAGGCGAAACATGACTTAGATGATGAATTGGAATTGCCTTTTTAATCGACATCATTAAGTAACTATTAGAAAAGGAGATTGATACATGTCTTTCTTAAAACATTTGGAACCAAATAAGCCTGTCGCTTCGTTGGATGGCTATTTCATTAGTATGTTAGGAAAAAGTAAGTTTGGAAAAACAACCTTTGCACTTGATTTAGCTAAAGAACATTATGGAAGTTGGGACCCTATTTTACTATTGGCTACAGAAATAGGATATAAGACGATATCGGGCGTAAAGGCAATTCCAGTTACAGACTTTGACTACGCAGAAGATTCATCGTCGAATGTAGAAAGTAAGGGGTTTATCGAGGTAATTGATGAGCTGATTGAATACAAAGACGAAATTCCTTTTCGTTTTATCATTATCGATACCATCACTGCATTGGAACGATATGCTATATCATTTATATCAAAGCGAGAGGGTAGACAAGATGGGAAACGATACACTGACATATCCGACATTCCATGGGGTAAAGGTTACACCCTCGTATCAGAAGAGATTTATAAGCAGATTGATCGCTAAAGGCAGGATTTGGTGTTTTTATAATCGGGCATGAAAAAAATAAAAAAATTACTAACCGAGATGGATTTGAATACGACTATACAACGTTTAACTTGCAAACTAAGACATCAGACATTATCGCTTGTGAAGCAGATATGATTATCTACGGAGACTTATTTGTTGAAAAGGGAAAAGATGGAAAGCCAATTGAAAGGCGGAAGTTGAGATTCCGTAGTGACGGCAATATTCTTTGTGGAACGAGATTTCGCAACTTCCCTACTGAAATAGATTTGGATGTTCAGACATTTTTATGTGAATTCAATAAAACGATTCTAGAACTATATAGTAATGACACTGAAGCAATAGAGACCGCCAAAATAGAACAAGCCAAAACGAGTTCTCAAGCGAACAAGAGTCTAGGAGAACATAAATCTCTCTCTGAACTAATTGAGGAGATTCAGGGTAAAGTTGCGGAGTTAAGTAGTGATAGAAAAAAAGAGGTTGCAGAGAAATTTCGAGAAATCCTTGGTGATGCTAACTTCCGAAAATCAAATGATATGGATGCACTAAAAAAGGCAATCGATTATTTAGACGAATTGAAACAACACTGATATACCAACAGAATAGTAGCTCGTACAGGGCTACTATTTTTATATAACTTAGGAGGATATTTGCTTATATGAACCGATCCAATACAGATTTCCATAAGGCGGTACTGGATTCCATGCATGAAATATATATAAAGAAGAATGCTGATTATGGAAATAGTTTCGAAGACCAATTTAGAGAGTATGGAATCTTATCTTCCATTATTCGTTTGGATGACAAGATGAAGAGATTAAAGCAATTATCGGTTAATGAAGCAAAAGTAAAAGATGAAAGCATTGCAGATACTCTTCTTGACTTAGCTAACTATGCAGTGATGACAGTTATGGCATTGGAAAAACATCAAAAGCTGGAATAAACGGAGGCAATTATGGCTCGAATACTAAAATGCAATTGGTGTAAAGTATCTGACACAACAAAAGATGAAATGGAATTTGAAACGCAATACAAACAAAAGAAGTATTACCATAAGGATTGCTTTAAGAAGCATCTAGAAGATAGAGAGTTTAAAGATAAGGAAAGAAATGAATTAGATCAGTTAGTTGATGTCATCAAAGAGATATATGATGTGAAAATTATCCCAACGGTTGCATTTCCCTTGCTACAAAAAATACGCAATGGGGAAGAGATTTATGGGAAACGTATAAAGAAAACCAAGGAAGGTTATGATTTCTCACTAATTTCAGAAGCATATAGTCATTGCTCTGAAACGATTCGCTATTGGAACAGGAAGAAAGAGTTTAGCGGATTTATGCAGGCATTTCGATACGGTTTAGTGATTATGAGTGATAAGTTGCCGATCATTGAAAAACAGAGAAGAGAACAAGAAATGAGAGAGGAAATTTCTAAACGAAGGGTATATACCAAGGATCAACATCATGAGGATAGAGAATATACCTTTGTAGGAGCAAAAAAATCAGATGAAATGGATATATCGGATTTCCTATGAGGCGGTGATTTCAATTGCAAGAACAAGAAACCCATGAGCACAAGTTTATTACTCCGAGTGAAATACATGAGCAACTATATGTTGGATATTTATGGAGGACACCCAGCCTCTACCAAAAATATCGAAGTCATACCATTGAACGGGACACATTTACCAAAGATATTTGGTTTTACTACTATTGGCTTGGTAAAGAGATGTATGATCATGGGGTACGTACCTTTGATGATGTCACTGTGTATTCCTTTGTAAACTCCAGATATGAGAAGGAACATAGCAAAGGCATTGGACATTACTATCACGAGTTTGGCGGTTATGAAACGATACGACTCCTACAAAGCGAATGTGATATAGATAAAGAAAATGATGAGTATCATTTTACAGAAGTGCAGAAATATTGGACGCTAAGGAAGTTTTCGAAAGACGGATTGATTAATACTCATAATCCTCATTTAATCGATAAACTGGTGAAAATGAACCTCTCTCAATTGAAGATGTTCTTCCAGTTCAAGAACAAAGAGGCATTTATGCACATTAACTCTGGCGAAGTGAAGGAACACAACCTTCTTGATCATATAGATGAAACGATTGAGCTGATGGATCGGGGAGAAACGGTAGGGATGCCATTTTTTGAAACTCCTCGTCTCAATAACAAAGTTAAAGGTTGGAAAGAAGGGACTTTAATCTATCTCGTGATGTCGTCTGGAATGGGGAAAACCTCGTTTGGCATGCATACTGGGATCATGAGTCTACTACGAAGTAATGAAAAAGGAATTATTTTCGCAAATGAGGAAGGCGTATTGAAGTGGAGAACACTGCTTATAGCTACTGTTGCCTCAAGTATCTTGAATAAGCCAATCCCTCGTTCAAAATTAGCAAAGGGTAATTTCGATGAAGAAACGAAGAGTAAATTGTTAGAAGCGAGAGATTGGTTAAGAAAGCACCGTTCTGACATGATTAAGTTCGTTGGGTTAACAAAGTATCGCATTGATGATGTCACCAGTCGGATTGAACTATATAGACCTCTCGGTTACAAGTACGTGTTTTTCGATACCTTTAAGCCTGAAGTGGGAAATGGGGATCATGCTCGGTGGGAAGCGTTTAGTAATTCAGCCCAAACTCTCTATGATGTGATCAAACCAGATGCCAATAACTGTGCAACGTTGGCTACAGTGCAGTTGAAGATTGGGAAGGAATATCGAACCCTAGATCTATCATCGATTGGGAAATCGCTTGAAATAGTAGAAGTTGCTGGAGTTGTATTGATGGGGCGACTGATATTTTCGGATGAGTATGAAGGTGGGAGCAATGCCATTTATGCCTACAATTGGGATGAGGAAAAATTTAAGACATCAGGTGAATGGAGAAAAAGAAAATACGATTTGAATATAGAGAAAATGTACATGCTCCTCTTTATTGCGAAGAACCGTGAGGGCGAAGCGGAGACAGGGATTGTGTATGAGGTGAACTATACGTTCAATACATGGAAGGAAGTAGCTTATTTTGATGTTATGAGGATGTCGAAAGTGTAGCTTATAATGAGTAGGTGCTTCGAATGAGCGATTTAGTATTGAATGATTTTCAAATGATTAAACAACTACTTCTAGATTGTCCAGAAAAAATGGAGATTCTTCTCGATTCAATTGGATGCCATCATCTAAAGTATGAACAGCGAGGGTCACTCCTGACTTGTGGTCTTCCAGAGTCGGATAATAAAAGATCCGTACAAGTCCGTTTAACGGAGTCTTTGCCCTGTGTGATTCGAAGTAGAGCTGACTTTTCAGGTGATATTTTTGCACTTGTTTCTTATATACATCATCGGAAAACTGGGGCAGAAATTCCAAGCGATGTATTTAACTCAAAACGATATATTAGCCAAATATGCCAACTACAATTAGACAAAATGGTGCATAGCATCGATTGGCTAGTAAAAGTGCGCAAAGAGAGAAAAACAGCTAACGAACACATGACTAATCCCATTCTTCCTGAGTCCATCCTGAATCAATACTATTTTCAAGATAGCCCTCTTCCTTTTCAAGGGTGGATCGAGGAAGGAATTTCATATGAAACACAACTATCATATGAAATCGGTTTTGATTTGGAAACCAAAAGAATCACCATACCGATTCGAAACCAATCAGGGCAATTAGTTGGTGTGAAGGGGCGTATTATGAAAGACGAGGAAGATGATAGGAAGTATCTCTATCCATACAAATGTAAAAATAGTTTAGAGCTGTTTAATTATCATCGGGCTCTCGAACATATACTTGAAAGTGGACGAGTCTATGTTTTCGAAGCAGAAAAATCCCCGATGAAAGCATGTAGTCATGGAATATATAATACAGTTGGAATCGGGGGAAGTGAACTCTCTCTGGAGCAGGCTCGTCTGCTCCAGAGTTTAGGAAAAGATATTCAGATCATACTCTGCTATGATCAAGGTAAATCTGCTAAAGACATAAAGAACCAAGCAATGAAACTCCAAGATCATCAGGTGTTTGGAATGTTTGATACACAGAATTTACTACATCAAAAAAACTCTCCTATTGATCAAGGAATAGATATTTGGAATCGGCTTGTTCAGAATGATATTTATCCAATCCATGTTTGAGGTGGTCACATGCAAGAAGGCGTGGGAAAGAATGTTTGGAAGGAAAGATGGAGCGTGCTTGCTAGAGGCTATAAAGAAATGGCCGAATTGAATTTATATTTTTCTAAGGAGTTTTTTCATCTAGAGGAAGAAGGAGCGAAAGCGTTTGGATTGGGTACAGAGAAGACCAGAAAAGTCGTTTAGAAAACACGACTCCGTTTACGATAAGATTGCCAAAGTCCGTGGAATAAAAGATATGGATCGCTTCCTTAATCCGACTATACAAGAATTATATGATCCGTATCTGATGAAGAATATCGAGGAAGCCAGCAACAGGATTATAAAAGCAATTGGGAAAAACGAGCGCATTTGCCTCTCGTTCGATCCAGATGCAGATGGGATAACAGCAACGAGTACGATGTTGCGATACCTTAATAATTACTCGAACAACCTCTACTACACATACAGTGAGCGTAGTAAGGGGCACGGGATAGAGAATCAAATCAATCAAATCGAAGAGGAAACCGATCTCTTAATCATTATCGATTCATCCTCCAATGATGTTGAGATATGTAAGGAAATTAGAGAGGAACAGGGGGTCGATATCATCATCCTCGACCACCATTCTATTGAACGTCTCAATCCGTATGCAACCATCGTCAATCCACAACAAGAAGGTTGCGAATATCCGAATACACACCTTAGCGGGGCAGGCGTAGTTTTCAAGGTGATTCAAGTGATGGAGGATACTTTGGGACAAGTTGATCCCTATCAGTTTTTAGATCTGGTGGCAATTGGGATGTACGCCGATGTAATGAAAGTAGATGTACTGGAGAATCGCTTTATAATCCAATATGGGCTCCAGAACATACAAAATACAGGTATCAAACAACTGTTAAAGGGTGCTAACATCAACATCGATAAGATGAACGCAAGTGTGATTGGATTTACCATTGCTCCACTATTAAATGGTGTTGCGAGAATGGATAAGATCAAGTTGGCGATTGATTTACTCTTGGAAGATGATGATAGAGTTTGCCATAAGATCTTGCAAGAAATGAAGAGCATAAATGAGAAAAGAAAAAAGCGTCAGAAAGAGATTGCAAACCGCTATATGAAGCATTTGGATGATAAACAAAAAGTAATGATCGTCATTGATGAACAAGCCAGTAAGGGGTTCAATGGTTTGATTGCACAGCAAATAGCTCAAACTTTTCAACGCCCTGCTATTGTAGGGAGTGCCATAGATGGAGTAATCTCAGGTAGTTTTCGAACCTATAATGGCTTTCCTTTTAAGACTTTCCTCCAAGGGTTTGGGAATATTGAGGCAGTAGGACATGAGAGTGCTGGGGGATTGTTTCTCAAGGAAGAGCGGCTACAAGACTTTGGACGGTATATTGATTGGCATATCCCACAAATAAACGAGCCATCTCTTATGTACGATCTAGAAATCAATATAACGGAGATCCCGAATTATATCGACGAAATTGAGAGAATCAATCGGATAACAGGGAATGGATTCCCAAAGATATCTGTAAAAGTCAATGGGATTGTGGTAGATAAAAGAGTTGTCATCGGTAAAATGAAGGATACAATAAAGATTGATACTTTGGATGATTGTGAACTAATCAAATTCAGAACGGATGGAGAATATGGTTCTGAATTGAGTTGTTTCGATGAAGTAGCGGTAGTGGGCGAACTGAGATGGAATGAGTGGTTCCACTTTGGTTTAAGGAAAAAGATCGTCGTCCCACAAATCATGATCGATGACTATTCCTTAGCTTGAAAAAGAAAAAATCACATTGACCGTACCCATCGTTTGTCATAGTATGTTCCTTTAGACGTTCGGACAAGCAGTGTAATCTAGTAGCATAAATGAATGAGGGAGGTCTCTTCTTTGAGTCATACATATACTTCAGATTCCATTCAATCGCTGGGTATACTGGGCGGAGTGCGAGCCAAGCCAGCTTCGATTGGGTTGGAATCTCATAACCATACCTTCTTAGAGATTTTAGGAAACTCCATTGATGAGCATCGAGCGGGATGGGGTAAAGAGATTATCGTTACAAAGCATGTAGATGGCTCAGTAACTGTGCGTGACTTTGGACGTGGAGTTCCCATGGATCAAAATAGAGTGGGAGACTGGTCATATAAGAAAGTATTTGATGAGCTGTGGGCAGGTGGAAAGTATCAGAACAATGAAGAAGACGGTGGAAGTTATCAGTATAGTTTGGGCACGAATGGCGTTGGAGCCACGGGAACGAATTATACTTCCGATTTCTTTCAAGTAACAGTGCATGCTTCAAGTGGGAAGGTCTATCAGGTTGAGTATGAAAAAGGCGTAGAAACATCGGATGGAATACAGATTTGCAAAAATGAGGGAAAAATAGCGATCGGTACAACGATCACTTGGAGACCGAGTGCAGAAGTGTTTCGTGGGAAAAGTGAGATTGATGATGATTTCATTATTACCACCCTTCAAGATCAAGCGATCGTGAATGGAGGTTTAAAGTTTCTCTTTAAGAATGAACAACTAGAGGAAGAGCAAGTTTTTTACTTTCAAGATGGTGTGAAGGACTATATTCGATCCATTTCTTCAGAGGAACACTCTCTTACTGATGTTGTGAAATGGACTACGGAACAAAAAGGAAGAGACAACGAGAATGATAAGGATTACAAGATTAAAGCAGATATCTATTTCAGCTTCAATCGTGAGACCTCATTTAGCCGTTATTATCACAATTCTTCATGGCTAGAGAATGGTGGTACACCAGAGGATTTCGTAAAAAACTCCTTTACCTTTGTCCTTGATAAGTTCCTAAAAGACCAGAACTTATATACCAAGGGAGAGAAGAAGATCTCCTTTGATGATGTGGAAGACAGCTTAATGATTGTTACGAGTACCTATTCCACTATTTCACTTTTTACGGATCAAACCAAAAAGAAGATTGGCTCTGACTTTATGAAGCGAGTCATCACCACATGGTTACGTGAACAGTTAGAAGTATATTTGGTGGAGAATCCCCAAGAAGCAAAGCTTATCCTATCACAAGTGCTCGTCAATAAACGGAGTCGTGAAAAGGCAGAGAAAACACGACTTGATGTTAGAAAGAAGTTAGCAGGTACGGTTAATAACCTGACAGCACGTATCGATGGATTTATCAACTGTAAATCAAAAGATGCTTCTAAAACGGAGCTTTATATAGTAGAAGGAAAGTCGGCGTTAGGATCGACCAAACAAGGGAGAGATGCAGAGTTTCAAGCGATCTATGCACTCCGAGGGAAGATCCTCAACTGTTTGAAAGCGGACTACGATAAGATCTTTCGGAATGAGATCATAGTAGACTTGTTGAAAATCTTAGGTTGCGGGATTGAAGTAAAGAGTAAGCATGCCAAAAATCTAAACACCTTTGACCTCAACAACCTGCGTTGGTCTAAGCTCATTATCTGTACCGATGCAGATGTGGATGGTTTTCATATTCGAACCTTGTTACTAACCACGATCTATCGGCTTATGCCTACTCTCCTTGATGAAGGGCGAGTCTTTATTGCGGAGTCTCCGTTATATGAGATTACCAACCAAAATAAATCCTACTTCGCTTATTCCGATCGAGAAAAAGAGGAGATCGTCTCTACATTAAAAGGAAATGTCTTGATCCAGCGATCCAAAGGTTTGGGAGAAAATACGGCTGAAATGATGTGGGAAACCACCATGAATCCAGAAACAAGAAAACTAGTCCAAGTAATGAAAGATGATGTGGAGCAAACTCAGGGGTATTTCGAGATGTTTTTAGGTGATGACTTGGTGAGTAGAAAGCAATATATTGAAGAGAATCTATCCTTTTATATCGAGGATGGATTGACGTAAAGGAGATTGAACATGACACAACAGAGCATTGTTGATAGTCTAAGGAATAATTATATGCCTTATACCGCTCATGTTATTATGAGTCGGGCGCTCCCAGAAATAGACGGGCTGAAACCAAGTCAGCGGCGAATATTGTACACAATGTTTAAGATGGGTTTATTAAAAGGAAATCGCAAAAAATCTCAAGGGGTTGTAGGTCAGACGATGTTCCTACATCCGCATGGGGATATGGCAATCTATGAGACATTGGTGCGTATGGCAAAGGATAACGAATCATTACTCCTTCCATATATAGATTCGAAGGGAAACTTCGGCAAGCAATATTCAAGAGATATGAAGTATGCCTCTGCAAGATATACAGAGGTTAAGCTTTCCGATAACGCTAGTGAACTATTCCATGATATTGATCAAAATACGGTGGATATGATTGATAACTATGATGGAACTTTAAGAGAACCACGATTGCTTCCAGTTACTTACCCCTCTATCTTAATAAATACATCTTCTGGAACAGCGGTTGGAATGGCAAGTAGTGTTGCTCCTTTTAATCTAATTGAAGTGATTGACTTCACCATTACCTATATTGAGAACAAAGAGACGGTAGTGAGCGATTATATTTTAGCTCCTGATTTTCCTACGGGTGGACATATTGTTCATAACGCCAAGGACTTTGACCAAATTTATGAAACGGGCAAGGGCTCATTTAAGATTCGAGCCACCTATAAGATTCAAGGAAACTCGATTATTTTTGAACAGATACCCTATACAACTACATTTGAAGCGATCATTGATAAGATTACGGATCTAGTAAAAGAAGGCAAGATCAAAGATATCGTTGATATAGATGATATTTATGGCATTGATTCCAAAGGGATCGAGATCCAAGTGAAAAACAACACAGATAAAGAGCGACTGATTGCAAGGCTATACAAGCTAACACCGTTAGAAGATTCTTTTGCATGTAACTTCAACATCATCGTAAATGGACGACCTCAAACCCTCGGTATTAAACAAATCATCCATGAGTGGATTGAGTTTCGATCTAATTGTATTCAACGTGGAGCTATCTATGAATTAGATAAGAAGGAAAAAAAGAAGCATCTTCTAAAAGCGTTGAAGCAAGTCTTACTCGATATTGATAAGGCGATTGCCATCATTCGGAGCACGAAGTTGAACAACCAAGTAGTTAGCAATTTAATGGATGCCTTCCAGATTGATGAACTACAGGCTGAGTATGTGGCAGAGATCAAATTGCGTTCTTTAAATGAAGAGTATTTGCTTTCCAGAATCCAAGAGATAGAAAAATTGGAAAAGGAAATTCAAGGGTTACATGGGTTGATTAATGAGCCATCGAAGCGATCAAAAGTGATTGTCGAGCAACTGAAACGTGTGAAGAGCCAATATGGTAAGGAAAGAAGCTCACAAATTATTCATGTGGATGATTTGTCGTCGATGAAAGAAGAGCAGATTTCTATCGAGAACTACAATGTACGAGTATTTGTAACAAAGGAAGGGTATCTAAAGAAGATTCCATTGGTTTCGTTGCGTAGTAGTAATCAATTGAAGGTGAAAGATGGCGATCAAGTAGTGAGAGAAATGGATACAACAAATAACTCAGATATCCTCATCTTCACGAATCAACAAAATTGCTACAAATATAAAACGTATGAGTTAGATGATCACAAACCGTCATCACTCGGAGAGTTTTTACCAACCCTATTAGGGCTAAAGGATGAAGAGATTCTTTATGTGACGGTCACTAACGACTATAAGGGACATCTAATCATCGGTTTTGACGATGGGAAGGTAGCTAAGATCGACTTGTCCGCCTACAGTACAAAGCACAACCGAACCATGTTAAAGAATGCCTATGCAGATAAACAGCCGATCTATTGGGATGCCACACAAGAAGACTATGACCTCATGGCTCTATCAACCATTGATAAAATCATCGTAGTAAACACGTCTATGATAAATCCCAAGACAAGTAAGACTACCATTGGGGTTCAGCTCATGAAGTCGAAGAAAGCAAGCCTTGTATCCGATTATCATCGATTATCAACCGAAGGATATGAGGAACGAGAGTACTATCGAACCTTGAGTGCGGGAGTTGGGAAGTACTACCGTGAGGGTGATTTTACCGATTTAGTCGATATGAAAAAGAAGCGTTTGGGACAAGGACTTTTAATATAGAGAGAGGTTAGAGGCACTGCCAAATGTGGTTGCCTCTAACTGTTCAACTGATATAGGACAGACAATTCAATAGGATTTCGGGTGGATAAAATGTTAGTTTTATTCGATAGTTTGACTGGAAATGTGGAGAGGTTTGTCAAGCAGTTAGGTATGAGAGCTATGAAAATTGAAGAGGGGCTTATAATAGAAGAACCATTTGTACTGGTGACATATACCTGTGGAAGAGGAGATGTTCCATCCACTACAATGAAGTTTCTATTACGAGGTAACTTTATCAACCTCAGAGGTGTTGCATCGAGTGGGAATCGAAATTGGATACCTCTTTTTGCAATGGCAGGCGAGAGGATTGCTTCTCAGTTTGGAGTGCCGTTGCTAGGGAAATTTGAACTGAGTGGTACGAAAAAGGATATTGAAGAGATTAAGAATCGAATCATAGAGCTAGACAATAACAGCTAAGGAGATTGCAATGTCGAACTATATTCAGCTAAATAATGAAGTGAAGGTATTAAAAAACGGCTTTTTTCAACTTGAGAAAGACCAAGAAGCTGTGAAATCATACTTTATTAACTACATAAATAAAAACACCGTTTTCTTCCATGATCTCAAAGAGAAATTGGACTATTTAATTGAGAATGACTACTATGATTCGAGCGTGTTTGAACCCTATACATATGAGCAGATAAAAGAGATATATGACATGTCCTATGCCAAGAAATTCCGATTTCCGTCGTTTATGAGTGCATTCAAGTTTTATAACAATTATGCTTTGAAAACCAATGATGGTGAGAAGATCCTAGAGAGATATGAAGATCGAATTTCAATCAATGCTCTGTTCTTAGCCGATGGGGATTTCGAAAAAGCGAAAGAACTTGTGAATGTGCTTATTAACCAAGAATATCAACCCGCAACACCAACCTTCTTAAACTCAGGCCGAAAGAGGGGGGGAAGGATGGTCTCGTGTTTCTTGCTGGATTGTCCTGATACGACGGAAGGGATTATGTATGTTGTACAATCTTGTGCTCAATTAAGTCGCTTTGGTGGTGGAGTCGGAGTCAATCTTTCAAAACTCCGTGGATCTGGAGACCCAATAAAAGGGATTGAAGGAGCTTCTACCTCCGTTGTGGGGATAGCGAAGATTTTAGAGGATACCTTCTCGAAATTCAACCAATTAGGTCAGAGATCGGGGAGTGGTGTGGTATATTTAAATATTTTCCACTCTGATATTGAAGATTTCCTATCAACAAAGAACATTAACGTAGATGAAAAGAAGCGTTTGAAAACACTCTCAATTGGTGTGATCGTGCCTAATAAATTCTTTGAGATAGCTGAGAAGAATGAGCCGTTTTTCGTTTTCCAGCCATATTCAATCTATAAAAAATATGGAATCCATTTGGATGAAATGAACATGGACGAGTGGTATGAGAAACTCATAAACGATGCCGATGTAAAGAAGCGAAAATTAGATGCTCGTGAGATGTTGACGTTGATAGCTAAGACTCAACTGGCGAGTGGATATCCATACTTCATGTACCGAGATAATGCGAATCAAAATCACCATCTATCCGAGGTGGCTCCCATTCGAATGAGTAATCTTTGTACCGAAATCTTTCAAGTACAAACCCCCTCGGATATCCAAGGATATTCGGGCATTGATAGATTTGGATATGATATCTCTTGTAATTTGGGTTCGCTGAATTTAGTGAGTATCGTTGAACATAATTCGATTGAGCAGTCAGTTAAGTTAGGAATTGATGCGTTAACAACGGTGGCAGAAAAAACGTCCATCACAGAAGTGCCTTCCATAAAGAACGCAAACGATGATATGCGTTCCATCGGACTGGGAGTTATGAATTGGCATGGATTACTGGCAAAAAATCAGATGGCATATGGAAGTAAAGAATCGATTGAGCTGGCAGATATATTAGGAATGATGATCCGCTTCTACTCTTTGCAACGATCCATGGAAATTGCAAAGCAGAAAGGGGAGGCATTTCAACATTTCAACCAGAGTTTGTATGCACAAGGCAAAGGTCTGGAGAATTACACCGAGCAAGACTTTAACCCCACAACGGAAAAGGTTCAATCATTAATGGAGGATATTTATGTACCAACTGTTCAAGACTGGAAGCAATTAATATCCGATATCCAGAGATACGGTTTATATCATTCTTATTTGAACGCCATTGCACCTACAGGTTCTATTTCGTATATCCAGAATGCAACATCTGGGCTTATGCCAATCACCGAACATGTTGAAACTCGTGTATATGCAGACTCGACTACTCATTACCCCATGCCATTTTTGAGTCCAGAAACATTTTGGTTTTATAGAACGGCTTATGATATGGATATGTACGACATGATTGATGTGATCGCTACATGGCAAAAGCATATCGATCAAGGTATTAGTTGCACATTGTTTGTTAATAGCGATATTTCAACCAAAGAGCTTTCTCGTCTCTATATATATGGACACAAGAAAGGGCTGAAAAGTCTCTATTATACAAGGACTCGAAACTTAGAAGCGCAGGACTGTGTATCATGCACAATATAAGAGAGGAGCATCCACGGGATATGAAGATTCATAAAGCAATTAACTACAATACAAAAGATGATGATTATACATTGGAGTTTTTAGATCAAAATTTCTCTCAGATGTGGCTAGATACTGAATTTGTTCCGACGAAGGATCACTCTATATGGAAGTCGTTAACAGAAGATGAGCGAGATGTATATAAGAAAGTCCTTGGAGGACTTACCTTGCTTGATACTAAACAAAGTACGATAGGAATGCCGAAAATAGCTGAAAATGTAGAGGGTTTGCAAAGGAAAGCATTGCTCTCTTTTATGGGGATGATGGAAGCCATTCATGCAAAATCATACTCTACTATTTTTACCACATTATTAAATGGTTCAGAGATCGATGAGGTCTTTGAATGGGTTGAACGGAACCAATATTTGCAACACAAAGCACAGATCATAGAGGAGTATTATGAGAGCATAGTTGACCGATCATCATTGTACATGGCAATGGTTGCATCCGTGTTTTTAGAGTCGTTTCTCTTTTACTCAGGGTTCTTTTATCCGCTCTATCTAGCTGGAGGGGGAGGAGCTGAGGATGGTAAAGGACGGATGATTGCTTCGGGAGAGATCATCAACTTGATCATTCGGGATGAATCAATTCATGGATTATATGTAGGGAAATTAGCTCAAGAAACGTATGATCAACTTTCTGATATAGAGAAGGATTTGGTATCCGCTGGAGTAATGTCCCTGTTAGCCAAGTTGATGGAAAATGAGTATCGTTACACAGAGGATCTGTACTCGACCATCGGATTAGATCACGAGGTGAAAGCATTTTTGCACTATAATGCGAACAAAGCTCTAATGAATCTTGGTTTGGAACCGATATATAAGGAGCAAGAGATCAATCCGATTATCCTGAACGGCTTGAGTACTCAAACGAAGACACATGATTTCTTTTCTACCAAAGGAAATGGCTACATTAAAACGGTTAATGTTGAATCTCTGACGGACGAAGATTTTGTATTCGATCGATTGTAGGATATTCTTCGATATGAACAGATAGACAGGTTTGCTATGCAGACAAAAGTGGTAAATATAGAGGGCTATCAAACTGAATGCTCTCTATATTTTGTTAAAAACGGAAACGTTTCGAAGGAGTTTAACCATGAGAGGTCAATATGTCTCAAGATGTTGAGAGTGAGAGAGTAAACGAGGAGGATTTAAAGAAGCCCTCTAGTGCTGAACTGAAATCCTTATATGAAAAATTAGATAAAGTCCCATTTATAGATATGTCGAGAGAAAATGTTTCGCTTTTTCGAATGATAATTGCAGAGTTACTGGAGCAAAGGGATGAAACAAAGAGAAATAATGGCTCAATGAAGATACTTGAATAA